AGTTAATGAAGCAGAGTGCTATTAGTAATAATCTCAGCACTGAAGTTATTGGAACCAAAAAACTTATCTATTACACTGTGTACGGTGAGTGGTACATTAAACTCTTGGAGAAATCCATAGAGTCTCTTATTGAAACCAGTATTGCGAGCTTTGATATATTAATCATATCTGATGGGGAATCTCAAAAGAAAATAAAAAACCTTAATGTAATGCAAAACAATACATTAAATGTGTTTTACCATACGGTAAATGTCCCAGTGGACGGAATCGCCGCATCAATGAATAAAACTATAATTTATGATTTTGAGTTGATTGATAATTATTCACATGTTTTGTTTTTGGACTGCGATATTCTCGCTCTTAAAGATGTGGATATGATTTTTAACCTTTTAACAGAATCAGAAAAATTCTATTGTGTTTGTAATCCGCAAGTCAACAGCGGAGGTTACTTGGGTATTTTTCACGGTTTAGATTACAACAAAGAAGAGGTATTTGAGCTAGCGGTAAATCAGCGCCAAAGACCTTTTAACGCAGGTCAATTTGCATTTTTAAACACTGCTCGTATGCGCAAGCACTTTAAAAATATTAATTATTTTATCGCCAATTGGAATGGCCCTTACTTTTTTGAGCAAGTTTTTATGAACATTTACTTTTTGTATGCAAATTGCTGCAATAATGTTCTTTCTGATTCTGTGTGTTTGGCTAACGCATCTGTAAATAATACAGAAGCTAAACACTCTTCTGGTGATATTTTAATTCATTTTATTGCTCCTGCTCTTAGCGGTGAAGTTAAACTTGATTACCTCACCCAATATTTCGATGCCCATAAGTTATAATCACGAAACAATTTTTGTTCACATTCCTAAGACTGCTGGAACAAGCATTAACAAAATGTTGGAATGCAATTCTGAAAATGAATTTGTCTCATTCGATTGGATGAGGAGCATGAAAAATAAACCTTTTTTACCGAAAATGAGCTATGAGGAGTTGATGAATTACTTATATTGTCATCCACAACATCTCAAAGCGCATCAATTGCGAACCATCTTTCCTGTGGAGTGGAATAAATTTTATAAATTTACGGTTGTTCGTAATCCTTATGAGAGATTTGTTTCTGAGTATGAATACGTTCAATACCACCCAGTCAATAAGGCTTTAGATTATAAAGGTGTTGACTTTGAGACATTCGTAAGAATGGTTTACAAGTTACCTGATTTTACCCGAAAGCTTATTTTTGATTATCATTTTGATTTACAAAAAGACTTTATTGTTGATGATAATAAAGTGATCATAGATGAAGTATTTAAATACGAAAATATAAATACATGCTTTAAAGTGTTGCAAATCATAACGGATAATGAACCTAGTCACGAATTGAAATACAAGCAAAAACCTTACCAAGAATATTATACTAAAGATGCAAAATATCTTGTGGAACAAATGGTCAAAAAAGATTTAACCTATTTTGGTTATTCTTTCGAATAAGAAACTTTCGGCGAATCTTTTATTTTACTTTGAACCAAAGTCGATAGTCACGCCATTCTTTTTGATTACTTTATCCTTACTTGAGTCGAAGTAATCAACGTTGTTGGTTTTTTTATAATCGCCAAGCCATTTTTCTTTAACAAAATCTTTACCAGCTTTCTCAGTTCGAAGAATACTAGCCTCTTTTGCGGCATCAAGTAAATTGCCGTATGTTCCTTTTTTTCTGCCAGTTTTCTCTACAAAATCTTGTTTAGAGAATGGGTCAATTCTATTATCAACACTAGCAGTTGGGACTGTATAAACTCTCCTCCACTCTTTTTTATCGGGTCCAACGAATTTTTTTTCGTCATTCATGTGGAAAAATACATCAACGTATTCGGTTTCCGTTTCATTAGTGAAAATATAGAGTGGCATAGTAAATATTAACCTTGAATACTGGAAGCTTCCATTAGTTCTTTATTGCGAATTTCAATAAAATGCTTTGCCTCTTCTATGGTTTTAAAATCACAAGAGTATTCGTCACTAATATCCTCGTCATGATTTTCATACCAAATAACTTGGTCGCACTCTAGCTTTTGAGAGAGTCTCCAATAATAATCATTTGATTCATCACTAAGGTATGATGAGCAATACCATTCGGTATTAGAATCATCGTCATAACATTTAATCCAGTTAAGCATATTAAAGAATTTTAATTGCTGTTTTTGCCGTAACTTTCATTGGAAAGGCGATGCTCAATAAGCCATCCTCAACTTTCGCAAGGCAATTATCCAAGTCAAAATACTTGTAATTTGGAATTCTATATTCTTCCTTGAAACCATTTTTTTCTTTTTTTCCAACAACAGTAAGAGCTTCGCTATCGCCTTCGATAGTTACGGAAATTTCATTTTTAGAGTAGCGTGGAACCTCAAGCTCAAAAAGCATTGAACCATCTTCATTATAAGACCAAACATCGTTAACATAAGTTCCGTCTTTGATCAGATTGATTTTTTCTTGCTGTTCATCAATAAGGTTTTGAATGAAGTTTTGTAGTGATTGTGTATTCATGAGAGTATTTGGTTTAGTGTTTTAGAGTATGTCATATTTTGGCCTAAAGCTAGGCCATCTGTATTGACCGCACTAACTTTACTTTCTGCGCGTTCAAAAGCGTTGATCAAAGCTTCGTCTGAGTAGTAACAGAAAGATCCTTGATTAAAATCTTGCCCTTTATGGAAGAACCAATCATCGTAGCACTCTTTCATTCCTTCGCTCTCTAAAGAGATTGAGTTTTCGCTTGTGGCCCAACTTTTATGACCGCCATAATTTGTAACGATACTCCACTTACCAAGGCATGTGGAATTAAAAGCTGGGAGATTCCAAGACTCAGAAAAACTTGCGCCACTCAAATCAATATCAATAGCATTAGTCAAATCAACAACTTCGGCATTTGTTCCAAGTGGAGGAATAATACTTACATTCCACCATTTTTTATTATCAAGAGCAGCAGCTAAAAGTTTTTGATTATCTTCGTCGCTAAAAAATGGATTATGAACGCATAAAGTCAGCGAGTGATCAGGGTTGTTGCCATACTTCTTAACCCACAAATTAATAATCTTTTCGGTATTTTTTCTGCGTTCAAATTTCTGAACCAGACCCCAAGACGTTCTTCCTTCAAGATACTTCTTGCCTGAAGGTTTAATATCTTCATCAAATCCGAGATTATAAGAACCAACATTGGAAATGCCATTGTTCCGAAATACATTTTCAGAAAACTGTCCGCACATCCATGTTTTCTTCTGCAAGTTCACAATAGACTTTTCTGCATCAGTTGGGGAATTACATTCATAAAATGTAATAAGCTGTTGATTCGGCCCGAAAAGATTTTCTGAGCCATTTATATGCCAAAGCTTATATGAAGCAACATCTCGATTGAGAATCTTAAATCTTTGGTCAACACTCTTTTGTAGCCATTTTACAAAATCTTGATGCGGCTGAAACGGAGCTAAATCAGTTTTACCGATTGGAAAAAAACCAACATCATAATCTCTCCTCCACATTTCGCGAAGAAGATTGTAAGAAACTTGACCGAGACTAAGGCGGGAAACTGGGGCTGAAAAAACTAATTGCATAATTTAAAAGGTTTTTTGGCTTTTATGCGATTACCAAAATGGGGATGAAAATTAACCACTCAAACAAAAAGAGCGCCGCAATCCCAAGTGTTTACTACTCGCAGTCTGGCAAGTCGCTAGACTTGATATTCGGAATAAATACCATTGACTCAGATTGAGTCGCAGGACTTTCAGTGCGAACAATAACTCCGACTCGCGCAATCTCAAAAATGTAAGTGATGATTGATTCATCAGATTGAAGAATCTTCCATGGGGAATTAGGGGCAAGAAGTTGCTTCTTCAGGTAAGGCTCCACTGTTTCTACAAGAATTTCTGGTTCACTATTCACGATGGTATTTTCTGTTGTTTCGTTTTTAGGCATATTATTAGTTGGTTATGTGTTTTTGTGTTTTTGTTTAATTAAACATTTTTTTAATTAAAATGGAGGGCCGTCGTCATTTTCATCTTGAGCGACTACAGATTTCTTATTAGAGGCTGCGGGTTTTGATTCTGTCTTGCTATCCGCCTTATCGCTTTTTCCACCAAGAAAATTAAACTGAGTAGCGTTGCAAACAATTTTAGAGAACTTTTGACCATCTTTCTCCCATGACTCTTCATCTGCTGACCCAGCAACAAAGACAGATGATCCTTTCTTTGCATACTTAAGGGCGACTTCTCCAGCTTTATTATTAAAGAATTTAGCTGTGAAATATACGGTTTTGTCCTTACCTTGGTCAGTAGCGATTCTAAGCTCAACGATTTCAAGACCGCCATTTGTTTTGCGGAGTTCGGGGTCTGCGCAGAGGTTTCCTGCGATAGTTAGTGTGGTAGGCATATATTTATGGGTTGTTTGTTTGAGAGAAATGTTTTTTAGCGTCATTTATAAATTGACCGTGAACTAAAGTAGCCCATGACACGCTGATGTCAAGTTTTTTTGCTATTTGTTTCCAGCCTAATTTACTTCCGCTATTATAACGCATCTCAACAATATTTCTTGCAAGTTCATTTGGATAATTTTCAGCGTATTGGAAAATTTGTTCAATTTTAAACTTATTTGAATAGTCTTCTGGCTCTTTTTCTGCTAGCGGAGTGTCTAGAGAATCAATAAAAACAGTATCCTTATCTTGGCCGCGATTCTTTAAGGTTAAACATTTCCATTTAATTGTTTGCCCAAGATAAGTTGAGAACTTCATATTGCTCTCTGGCTTATACTTCATTACTGCGTCATACAAATGAAATGCTCTCTCGTTTTTAAAATCCTCTTTCTGTGTTGCAAAGGTATCGCTTGGCAAGGAACGATCCAATACTTGCAGAAATACGCCAGTATGATTACTGATGAGTTGCGACATAGCTGCGCTATCACCAGTTTCTTTAACTCGCATTACAAGGGAAAAATCGTCTGCCATTCGGAGAGTTTGTGTTCAAACAAACTGTTTATCAGTTGTTCACCTTTATAATAAAGAATTTCTTTATTATCACTACAATTTTCCCAAGAAAATTTAAAATCTGCCATATCTTTTAAGATTGGATTATTGATTTCTTCGTCAGTGCCAATTGGGGGATACTCATTACCAAGTTCGTCGTATCGGGTAATATGAAGAAGAAACTTTTCGCCACAAAAATAATCAAACTCTGAAGGATAACGGCAATCAGACACAATTGCTAAGTGTGGAGTTTTGTCATCTTGAATTTTCTGCTCTACCGTTTTTACCCAATAATTCTTATCAATATTTCGGCACATTTGACCGTATGCCAAAAGCATTGGGCGAATTAAAGGTTTTTCAACAGCGTCCTCTGTGAACGCTGAAACTCCATGATTCGACAAAAGAAGTGGATCTAGTTTGTTCTTTAATTCATCTGCAAAAGCATATCGCTTAGCAAGAATTCCTTTTTTAGTTAGAAAACGAATGAAGCCTTCCGTCACCGAATCTTTCCCAACTCTTCCATTTCCAGAATTAAATATAATCATTGTTTTAAAACCCTTTCTTGATCTTCGTCGTCAAATAATTTGTCATTTGGTTCATCAAACTCGTCCCATTCGAAACTCGGTAATTTCATACGACGAACAGTTCCATTCATTTCGTCCATTTCCCAGCGAGTATCTGCCTCTGAATAATCCCTATTTAAGGTTTCAAGAACATTGACTAATCCCTTAAAACAATCAGATGCGCGAGTTTTTAAATACTTTAATTGTGTGTCCATATTTTTAACCATAACTGTAATCAACTAACCGATCATACTTAAAAACTAAATTTAATCGGCGAGGATCATAATCATTCGATTTGATAAATGGCCTATTGTTAACTTCTGCAATGCGCCATGGAATTTCTTGCTCATTTAAAGTTGCAGTGACATACCTTACTGACTTTTGAAGTAGGTCTTTAATATTCATGATAGTTTATCTGCGCGAATTTGAGCGGCCTCATCGGAATATCCTTTGTTGTAACGAACGCACAATTTTTGATAGTTAGTATCGAGGACTTCTTCTCTTGTGACGCCAATAGATTGACGGATTGCTTCAACAAAAAATTCAATATCGCCAAGCTCTTCGATTACGTTTTCACGATCAAGAGGTTTGTTATAAACAATATACTTTTTAAAAGCATCGGAAAGCTCTCCAGCCTCCCCAGAAATTCCAGAAGCTAAATGCCACTGATTGCATTTTTCTGGAGTAAGGGAATCAAGAATATCTTGGCCGCTTTTTACAAGGCGCGAAACAAATAAGGAGTAATTAATGGGTAGGCTCATCAACGATATATACGAGTATCAAATTAAATTCTATCATAAGGTCAAACTGCGGAAAATATTTTTGGCTCCTCGCGTACGTTTTTATATGGTTCGCTTCGCTCACTCAGTTTCCGATTTTCGCTTCGCTTCAATCTTTGAATGGGGATTAATCCCCAAACCCCTTTAGCTCTCAGAATCTTGTGTTGTTCCAACCCTTCGCTTCTTCGGTGCATCGCTTTCGCTATCTCATCTCTACTACCATGGGGCGCTTTCTTTCGCGAACTCTAAAGCTTTAGATTGCCAACGTTCAGCCCCCTTCTTTTATGTTTCCCCCAATCATACATATTTTTGCCTATCAATCTATCAATTTTTTTTTCGACCGCTTTATAAAATGTTGTTTTTGAAGGAATTAGAAAATTGTTTCATTCTTGTCACATTGATAGATTTATAAAATCATTGGAAATTGAGAGCTTAAAATTAAAGCTATTGAATCTCAATCTCAATAATAAATCTGCTTCAAATCGAAGAAAAAAATGAAAAACAGCTAGACATTCAATTTTTAAACTGTAAGTATATTGCACCTTATGAAAGAAGAATCAAAAATTACAATTTTCGACGAACAAATCGCCAGAAAGCCAGACCGTTATCCATGGGCGCAGGACTATATTTCTGCAATGCACGATGGTTTTTGGACCCACAAAGAGTTTAGTTTTTCTAGCGACATTCAAGATTACAAAGTAAACTTGTCGGAAGAAGAGCGTCAAATTATCACAAAAACGCTTTCTGCAATTGGGCAGATTGAAATCGCCGTTAAAAAGTTTTGGTCGCGCCTAGGAGACAATCTACCGCACCCAAGCTTAACAGATCTTGGATTGGTCATGGGAGCAGTTGAAGTTATTCACAATAACGCTTACCAACGGCTTCTTGACGTTCTTGGCATGGAAGATATTTTTGAGGAGAATTTGAAACTTGATGTTGTTTCTGGAAGAGTTAATTATCTTCGGAAATACACTCATCGTTTTTATAAGGATTCTAAAAAGCAATACATTTACGCCCTGATTCTTTTCACCTTATTCATCGAAAACGTATCTCTATTTTCTCAATTCTATGTTATCCTTTGGTTTGGAAGATATAGGAATGTGCTGAAAGACACTACTCAGCAGGTGACTTATACAAAAAATGAAGAATTGATCCACGCAAAAGTTGGCATCAAACTCGTCAATACGATTCGCCAAGAATTCCCAGAGCTTTTTGATTATGATTTGGAGCAAAGAATTCTGCACGAAGCAGAAGAAGCATTTAAAGCTGAGTCTAAAATTATTGACTGGATTATTGGAGATTGGCAAGATAAAAGAATTTCCGCGCCGATCTTAAAAGAGTATATCAAAGGAAGAATTAATGATTCTTTGAGTGAAATTGGCTTCGCAAAGATTTTTGAGATTGACAAAGACATCTCCCGCGATTATGAGTGGATGGATGAAGAGGTTCTCGGCAATAACGCCGTTGATTTCTTTTACCAACGCCCAGTTGATTACAGCAAAAAGAACAAGAGTTTTGACGAAGACGATCTGATTTAAAAAATATGGAATATAAAAAATACTACTGGTTAAATGATAAGTCCCGCGAATTCCTCACTAGAGGATATGTAAGGGACGGACAAACCGCCGAACAGAGAGTTCGTGAAATTGCAGAGGCGGCAGAGAAATACCTTGGAATCGAAGGATATGCTGATAAATTCGAGGATTATATGTCTCGCGGATGGTTTAGCCTTTCATCTCCATTATGGGCTAATTATGGCCTAAAAGAGGCTTGCCATGTTCATGCAATGGCTCTTACATTGAAGATACGATGGATTCAATCCTCACTAAAGTTGGTGAGCTTGGAACAATGGACAAGCATGGCGCTGGAACATCTGCTTTCTTTGGGGCATTAAGAGAAAGGGGTGCGGAGATTTCATCTGGAGGTTCGTCTAATGGGCCAGTTCACTTTATGGAATTGTTCGATAAAGTTACGAGCGTAATTTCTCAATCAAATGTGAGACGCGGATCAATGGCCGCGTATCTCCCAGTAGATCATCCTGATATTCTTGAATTTTTAAAAATCAAATCAGAGGGTAATCCAATCCAAGATTTAAGCATCGGAGTTTGCATTTCTGATGAATGGATGGAAAGTCTCCTTAATAAGGATAAGGATAAGCTAAAAATTTGGGGCGAAATTATCAAAAAGCGCTTTGAGAGTGGCTATCCGTATGTATTTTTCACTGGAACAGCCAATAAAAATGCACCAAAAGTTTACAGAGATAAGGGCATTAAGATTCATGCTAGCAATCTTTGCGTGACAGGAGATACCTTAATTGATGTTTTAATTGATGATGAAGCTTTTCAAATAAAAATCGAAGAACTTGGCTTTTACCTAAAAAAACACAAAAATATTAAAGTTAAGTCTTTTGACGTAGAAACCGAAAAAGAAGTTTTCTCTGAAATTCTTGATTTCGCTCAAACTGGAGAGTCGGAGGAACTCTATGAAATTGAAGATGAAAATGGAAACGTAGTTAAATGCACTGGGAATCATAAGATTTATACGCAAAATAGAGGTTATGTAGAAGCTCGTCTTCTAGAAGAAACTGATATTTTAGTTAACGCAAAATAAAGTGTAATCTCTAAGCACAGGTAGTGCTTAGAGATATGAATTACAAAAAAATACATGACAAATTTGTTGAATATATAAAAACAACTAGACCAAGGCAAAGATTAATTAGCAGAAATCCACTAGATGAGAGATTGCAAAACCGCTTTATCTACATAGAAATTCATCATATTATTCCGCGCTCTCTTGGTGGCTTAGATGATGAAAAAAACTTAATAGAACTTCTTCCAGAGGAACATATTTTTATTCACATGCTTCGTTATAAAATTTTTAACAAAAGGGAAGATATGCTCGCTATAAGATTCATGCTTAATGGATTTGATAGCTCTAATCGTACCAAGGGAGCATTTAAACTCGTATTGAATAAAAAAATAAGAATGGGATACGCATGGATTAGAACTCATGCCCAACTTTTTCGTGAAACAAAAGGATGGCAAACAAAAGAAGGGATAAAAAGAATTTCAGAGGCAAGAAAAGGCACAATGCCAGTTAGAGACTTAGAAAGTGGTAAGATCGTAGGTTCAGTTTCCACTGATCATCCGAATGTGCTTTCTGGCAAATGGGTACATCACTCGAAAGGCAGGAAGCAATCTCAAAAAGAAATAGAAAAAAAGAGAATAAGACAGACTGGACAAAATAATGCAAATGCATCTGGGTTAAGTGATGAATATTTTATTCAGAAAGGCGTTGAAGTTTCTGGTATTTTTGATAGAATTCTTTCGTGGGGAAATATGTTAATTCTTTCAGAAAGGGATGGATTCAAATGGATTAAAAGCTTTAAAAGTAGATTTGGCGGAAAAGGGTTAAAAGAATACTATCGTTTAGTAGAAGAGAGAACGGGAAAAAAATTTGACAATACAAAAAGATTTAAACTATGATTAAAATTAAAAAATATAAACATTCAGAGCCAGTATATGACATTACAGTGGAAAAAACTAAAAACTTTTTCGCCAATAATATCTTGGTTCACAACTGCAATGAAATAAGTTTGTCGTCCGATAAAGATTCTTCATTCGTATGTGTTCTTTCTTCCATTAATTTACTTCATTGGGATGAACTAAAAGATACTGATGCTATTGAAACAATGACGTATTTTCTCGATACCGTTACCGAAGAATATATCAAGAAAACAAATGGCGTAAAATTCATGGAAGCTGCGAATAAATTCGCTAAAGAACAACGCGCAGTTGGACTTGGTGTTCTTGGATGGCACTCTTATCTTCAAAGCAAAATGATTTCTTTTGAGAGCATGGAAGCCAAAATGCTTAATTCTCAAATTTTCTCGACCCTAAATAAAAAATCTTTAGCGGCGAGCAAAGAGATGGCTATCAAATATGGCGAACCAGAACTTCTCAAGGGCTATGGAGAGAGACAGGTGACGCGACTTGCTGTTGCCCCAACAACGAGTAGCTCATTTATCCTTGGACAAGTATCTCAAGGAATTGAACCTCAGAATTCAAACTATTATGTAAAAAAACTGGCAAAAGGTTCCTTTACATATAAAAATCCCTATCTAAAAGACCTCCTTGAAAGTAAGGATAATGATAGTCAAGAAATTTGGAAAACTATTCTTGAACGCGGCGGTTCTGTTCAGCATCTTGAATTCTTGTCTCAAGAAGAAAAGGATGTGTTTAAAACATTTGGAGAAATTTCTCAAAAAGAAATTGTTATTCAAGCCTCTGCTCGTCAAAAACATATCGACCAATCTCAGAGCTTAAACTTATCCCCTCATCCAGATACAACAATCAAAGAAATGAGTCAGCTTATGATCTTTGGTTGGCAGCAAGGAGTAAAGGGTTATTATTACCATCGCAGTTCAAATCCAAGTCAAATGCTGGCTAGAAATTTACTTCAATGCCAGAGTTGTGAAGCGTGATAATTTTCTCGGAGCGCCTCTTCTGAATGCGCAATTCTTCGGGATTCTTCAAAAAGTCCACGACAGGAACAAATAAACAAACACCCTGAAACGGCAAAATCCCCCTCAGATAGACGGTTGCAAACGTCCTGAGGGGGTTTTTTATTTTAACACTCTCCGCATTCTCCGTCACATCCACAATCATCTGATTCTGGAATGTCGATCAAGAGTGGATCAAGGGCCAAAATATCTTTTTGTTCTGGAAGGTTATCCCAGTCAATTTGATCTTCATTCTCGAAAGAGAAAATAATCTCAGATCCAACTACTTTACTCACTGGTTTTTTTGACCAATTCTTGCATGACCAATAATTGGCCTTCCATTTTGGACCTGGATTATCGCAGTTATGACGGGCGCGATAATTTTTTCTACGTTCAGGGTCGTCTCTTTTAATTTCCATATTTGGGTCGCCGAATGTGACCTTGACAATATTACCTTTGTCATTTTTTACGTAAACACCGAATTTTTTCTTTGACCCGCTTGGAAGGCGAAATGGCTTATTTAGCGCTTTACCTTCGTTTGCGGCTGCGGAAATTTCCTCCCACTCATCAATCATGTCTATAATAGAATCATTAATATCGAATGAACCAATCTGTTTTTGGATTTTCTTTCCAGATGGCTTCTTACCTTGGTAGGATACTTTTCCACCGCGTTTTTTATATTCGTTTAACACCCATAGATTCTTAACATAAGAGTTGTCGCCGCCAAATTTTTTTGTGGCGTCTTGTCTAACTTTATTCAATAGCTCTGAGTTTTTATATTTTACCGCGCTTAAAGAAATATCCATATATTATATTTACACTGATAGATAATGTGCATTCTTTCGTTACTATAAGAGAATGATAAGGGTTTTATTTAGAACATGTGATAATGTCTCCGCTGTGAACGGCGGTGATTCTTGCCGTCCTCTACTCCTTAAGAAAGAAGAAATTTTAAGAGTCGCCGCAAATTCTTTATCTCAATGTTTGAAAAATGCGGATCATGAAGTTTATCTAATTGGAGATGGCCTTAGGGATGAAACCGTCTCCTTTTTAACGGGCGTTTTTGAAACAGAAAACGTATTTAACTCTCAAACTAGGCTTGGAAGTGGTGGTAGTTTATTGGCTGCATCCAATATGGTTTCGGACTTTAATGAAGACGATATAGTATTTTTTGCCGAAGACGATTATTTGTTTATTCCAGAGGTATTTTCCACAAGACTTCTTGATTTTATAAAATTCGCTAATAGCGAAATAAAAACGCCATGGTTTATTCATCCAACGGATTACCCAGATCAATATACTAGATCATTCAATAGAAGCTATATTATTCAAACCAATTCTGGCTATTGGAGAGAGGTATCTAGCACGACAGGAACCTTCTTATGCCGCGCAAAAGATTATATGCTATTCAAAGATTATTTTGATGAATGCTATAACTCCCAAGATAAAGATGGGAACCTATCTAAAATTTTTGGCAAAAATGCTTTGTGTTTTTCTCCAATTCCATCTATTGGAACGCATCTCCATATCGGAACAATGCCAAATTATATAGATTGGGAAACTCAAATTAAAAAATTTAAATGAAAAAGCAAAAAATAATTATTACTGGTGGATTAGGTTATATTGGTTCAGAGCTTTGCAAAATTTACTCTGGCGTATCGAGATTCCATAATATCACTGTTTTAGACAATAGATTTGTCTCTGAGAGAGTATCTCAATTAAGAAATTGGGGAATCAATTTTATTCAGTGCGATATTCTTGATAAAGAAAACCTTTTGAAAATTATCTATGATGCTGACGTAATTATTCATCTCGCTGGGGTAACAGATGTTGCTTATACGAAGTTCGGTGAGAACGATGAAAATAATAAAAAAATCAACGAAGCTGGGATCGACGGAACATCAAATATTTTAAATCTTAGCCCAAAAGACTGCAAGATTATTTTTCCATCAACTCATGTTGTTTTTGAGGGTTGCACTGAGACAAAAAGGGGTATTGCAGAGGACTTTGCTCCATGCGCTGAACTAACATACTCGAAAGCAAAAGTTCAATCTGAAATTGATATTGCAGCATCTGGAAAACCTTATGTCATCTTGCGCCTTGGCTCCGTCTACGGATACTCTGGAGACGCTATGAGAATTGGGATTATGCCAAACTTGTTCTCGAAAATCGCATCTCAGGGTGGTAAAATTAAATTATTCTCTGGTGGCGTTCAATTGAAAAGTCTAGTTTCAATTATTGATGTGGCAAGATGCTTTAAATTCATGGCGGATTCCGATATTAAAAATGAAATCTTCCATGTGTCAAAAGAAGAGGTGACTGTAAAAGGCGTTGCCATGCTATGCAAAAAATTTGCTCCATCACTAGTCCTAGAGGAAACAGATGATGAAATTCCTAATCTTGGTTATACGATCTCTAATGAGAAGCTTTTGAAAACAGGATTCTCTTTTATTTTTAATCTAGAAGAGAGCATTAAAGAAATGATTGAAAAATGGTCAAAACAACCAATCAATGAAGAGCTTGAATATCTTCAAAATGGTCAAAAAGAGTTTGTTGACATTAGAGGTAAAATTTCAAATTACGAACTATCAGAGCCAATTAATCTTATTGGTTTGATTCATTCAAAAACAGGATCAGTTAGGGCGAATCATTTTCATCCGATTCAAGAGCAGAAATGCTTATTGGTTTCTGGCTCATATATCAGCGTTACAAAAGATCTTTTGATTGAAGACGCTTCAGTCGAAACTCGCTTAGTAAAAGCTGGTGATTTAGCCGTTATCAAACCTAATGTCGCTCACGCAATGGTCTTCCTAGAGGATTCTACTTTCTTAAACCTTGTGAGGGGAGAGAGGGAGCATGAAAATTATGGAATCACCCATACTGTCCCATATATTTTAGTTAACGAAGAACTTAGAAAACAAATTTTATCATGAATAAAAAAGAATGCAGATCGTGTAGTGGAATTGATTTAAAGGATGTGCTTTCTTTAGGAGATAGTCCTCTTGCTAATAATCTCACAAGGTATGGGGAAGTTGCTCAGAAATTTCCGCTTGAGATTAAATGGTGTGCCGACTGTTTCAATGTGCAGTTGTCCTATGTCGTTCCACCAGAAGAAATGTTCAAAAACTATCTTTATGTTTCTTCGACATCTAAATCATTTAGAGAGCATTTTAGTTGTGCCGCCAAAAAGTATGTTGAAATGTTTTCTCTTGATGAAAACTCCCTTGTCGTAGACTTGGGAAGCAACGATGGTGTTTTTTTAAAACCAATGCAAGAACTTGGTATTAGAGTTTGTGGAGTTGAACCAGCAGAAAATATTGCACAAATCGCGCTATCTAATGGTGTTCCTACGATTAATAAGTTCTTTGACGAAACCGTGGTTGAAGAAATCACCGCTAACTTTGGCAAAGCTAATATAGTAACCGCATCAAATGTTTTTGCTCACGCAGATGATTTAGATGGAATTGCAAAAAATGTTTTGAAAATACTAAAAGAAGATGGAACTTTTATTATTGAGGTTCAATATCTTATTGATACAATCAAGGATTTGACTTTCGATAATATTTATCATGAACATGTTAATTATTGGACCGTAACATCATTGGAGACATTCTTTTCTAAACGAGGGTTGAATATTAATAGAGTTGAATATATAGATACTCATGGAGGATCAATTAGAGTTTACAGTAGCCGCTCCCCAGCTAAGGAATATTCTGTTGATTCCTTTCTCCTCGACGAAGAAAATTTTGGCGTTAAAAATTACAGGACATATTTATCTTTCGCAGATAAAGTAAATGAAATTAAGGAAGCGACAAAGCTCAATGCTGCAAACTTAAAGACGCAGTATAAAAAAATCTACGGATATGGCTCTCCTGCAAAAGCCACAACGGCGTTAAATTTCTACGAATTAGACCCCTGCTTTTTATTAGCCACGATTGAGGATAACGCCCTGAAACACGGGAAACTTATCCCATGTGTTAATATTCCAATTATTTCAAAAGAAGATGCAATTAAAGATTATCCAGACCTGATTGTGGTATTAGCGTGGAATTTCTTTGATGAAATCGTTAAGAATAACAAGAATTTATTTCCAAACACTAAATTTATCTCTATTAAAGATTTGGAGTTATTAAATTTTTAACACTACGATTGCATACTCCATAAACTAAAATAATATGATTGAAGAATTACTGAATGAAATAAAGCCATACTCTTTACCTTTTAAAATGGTAAGAGTCGGTAATCCTTTAAGAGACGGAGGCTATGGGTTATATGAAAAATTTACAATAGAGTCTGATGCTGTTTATTCTTTTGGGGTTGGACAACTTCCAGAGCAAGTCGAGTTTGATAGGCAGATGGCTTCGTTAGGTAAAAAAGTTTATATGTATGATTATAGCGTAGATGGACCTCCTATTGATCATGAAAATTTTATCTTCCATAAAGAATTTGTATCGTCTGAAAATGCTTATGAATTTTTAAAAATTAACGGAGATTTAGATAAGAATAATCTTTTGGGGCAATTTGATATTGAAGGTGCTGAATACGAAATGATTTTAAATGTGGAAGATGATTTTTTTAATCATTTCTCTCAGTTGTGTTTTGAGTTTCACGAACTTTCAAATCCAACAATTGAAAAAATTGAAGCATTCAGAAAATTGAATGATAAATATTACCTATACCATATCCATGCAAATAATCATACAGATATTTTTGACGAAAGCGGCCAAATGCCTTATGCATTAGAAATTTCTTTTTTAAGAAAAGACTTGGTTAAAAATATCAATCCTTATCTTGATAAGAATCCAAGACCTATTCTTGGCATTGATAGATCCTGCTGTTTGGAGAGGCCAGAATTTTATTTAAATTGGTGGTGCAAAGATTAATTATGGAACACATATATAAAAACATTGAAGGTTGGTTTGATTTTTTAAATCTATACTCATTTATAGTCAATCAAGCTGATGGAGAATCTAAATTTGTTGAGGTCGGCAGTTGGCTTGGCAAAAGCTCTTCTTACATGGCTGTCGAGATTGCCAATTCAAAAAAGAATATTTCTTTTTATTGCGTCGATACTTGGCAGGGCAGCGTAGAGCACTCTTCTAATGATTTGATTATTAAAAATGAACTATATGACTCTTTTTTAAAAAACATCTCGCCCGTAAAAGATTACATTACTCCGATTAGGTCATTGTCGAAAGAAGCTTCTGAGAAATTTGAAGACGAATCTTTGGACTTTGTTTTTATTGATGCTGGACATTCATATGAAGATGTATATGAAGATTTAAGATGCTGGTTTCCGAAGTTGAAAAAAGGAGGATACTTTGCTGGGCATGATTATAGCTATGCTTGGCCAGGAGTAATGAAAGCAGTAGTTGAATGGTCAGTCGAGAATAACTACATTATTTCAATGGTAGAGGAAAGCTGCTGGTTAATGAAAAAACCAATAGAATCTAACAAAGTAACTGTTGCTTCTTCTCATTATAAAGAAGACTTAAATTGGGTTAATTTTATTAAATATCCTGTTCGAATTTATTCTAAAACTTTGGAAAATAAAAACTTTATCAATTTTAATAAAGTTCAAGAAGTCCCAGCCTATTTAAAATATATTATTGAAAATTATCAGGCATTGCCAGAATACAGTATTTTTATTCATGGTCACTTAATGGCAGAACATCAAAGCGATAATATCGTCAACATTATCAATAATCTTGATTTCAATCAAGATATTATTAATTTGAATCGCAAAGATTGGGTTCAAACAATTTCTAAAGGCGACGAATTTGAAGATAGAAAGTTTTCGTGGATTGAAGAGAATTGGAATGATTTAATTGGAGAATATTTACCAATGCCAAATTCATTAACTTTCCCGTCTTGCGCTCAATTCGCGATACACAAATCAAAAATTACTCAATACCCAATTGAATTTTGGAAAAGTTTATTTAAATGGTGCGAAGAAACAAAATTAGAAAATTATATTTCCAGTAGAATTTTCGAATATATTTGGTATTATATTTTTTCAAAACAAAACATTTTTCAATGAAAACAGTTATCATTACAGGAGTAACAGGTCAAGATGGTTCGCTAATGGCGGACTATCTATTGCAAAATACAGATTTTTTTGTATATGGAGCGCATAGGCGTTTAAGCGTTCCTAATCATGGCAACATCGAGCATCTTAAAAATAACTCAAGATTTTCTACAATAGACTTGGATATTACTGATACTGAAAACATCAATCAGGTCATTCGCGAAATTAAACCAGATTATTTTATTAACTTTGCCGCCAATTCCTTTGTTGGTAATAGTTGGAAAATGCCAGTAAACCACATGCAAACAAATTGCATGGGAGTTCTTTTCTGTTTAGAGGCTATCCGTAACTACTCGCCAGAAACTAGATTTTATAATGCTGGTAGTAGCGAGCAATTTGGAGACGTAATTTATTCTCCTCAAGATATTAATCATCCGTTTCGTCCAAGATCACCATATGGAGCGGCTAAATGCGCTGCGCATCACCTTGTAAAAGTCTATCGCGACTCTTATAACATTTACGCTGTTCAAGGTATCTTGTTTAATCATGAGGGCGTCCGTCGCGGCGAAGAGTTTGTAACTCGAAAAATTACAAAAGGAGTTGCCAGAATCAATTCAAGTATTTGCGACGAAAAACCTTTTGAGCCAATTAAACTTGGTAACCTCTCCGCCACTAGGGACTGGTCTGATTCAGAGGACTTCGTTGAAGCTGTGTGGTTAATGCTAAATAAAGAAGAACCTAAAGATTACCTACTTTCTTCCAATGAGACTCACACTATTAGAGAGTTTGTAGAAAAGGCATTTTTAGCTGCTGGTATCGAAGGCGCTTGGATTGGAGAAGGCTTGAATGAGAAGTTTATTGTGCCAAATTGGGTGCATGATATTTCTGGAGTTAAATCAAGTGTACTTGTTGAAATTGATCCAGTTTTTTTTCGACCTTGCGAAGTCCAAAGTTTATTTGGAAATTCAGACACGGCAAGAAAAGAGCTTAATTGGAACCCAAAAGTGTCATTTGATCAGCTTGTTAAAAAAATGGTTATGTGGGATATAAATAACTCTTGACATTTCCAAGTTCTACTTTAAAGTAGTTCATGGATTTTTCACCAGTTATTCACATTTGTAGATGCATTTCCGATTTAACGGAAATGATGTTGCCGTATTTAATTTGGCCAACAATTGTCATTTTATTACTTTGCTTGCTTTTAGCGATAAGCACATGCTTGAACAGTAAAGGAAAATTTTTAGATTAATATGCCGCGCTCAAAAAAAATTAAAAACCCCAAGCCTCCGCAAATTAATAAAAAAAACTTGCTGGAAAAGTTAGTTGAAAAGCCAACTCAAAACATTAGAGAATGGTCTATTCGTGAGTTTACCTTGATGAAAAGACTGGAAGATGCTTACTCATTAGAGTTCTTGAATGTTATTGATTTTGGAAAGAAGCTTCCAAGCTTAGCCGTATTGTCTAGTGAATGGGGTAAAACCGAATTGGCGCGAAGATTTCACGCCTTTAATTATCAACCGCTACCGCAAGAGCAAATAATTTTATCATCTGAAAAATTTGGAAAAGACGTTGAGGTAAAGAAGAAACAATCTCTGAGAGAAATACTATAATTATGGCCGTGAATCGAAAAACCCTACCACCAAAAGAGGAAAAAAAACAATCCTCAAGTTCCGCCCTTCAAAACTTTTTGAAGACAGCTACTCATTACAACAATGTAATTCCAGAAGAGACAATTATTTCTTCTGGATCATTAATCCTTGATTCTGATATTCAAGTTAGGTCTGGAATGATTGTGCGCCTCGTTGGTAAAGGCTCAGAAGTTGGAAAGTCTAGTCAAGGATTTGTTTTCCTTGAAAACTATATGAAGACAATGCCAAACTCAAAGTGCTTATATGTGAAAGCAGAAGGGCGTCTTTCTAAAGATAAGTCAGCGAAGACTGGCCTTAAATTTGTTTATGATATTGAAGATTGGACAGAGGGAACGGTGTTTGTTGTTTGCTCAAATATCGCAGAACCAATTTTTAAGCTCATCGTCGATACAGTCCATGATGCATATCACGCTGGAGAACGTATTGCGTGGATGATTGATTCTATGGATGGACTAATCCTAGAAGACGATTTGAAGAAGGGAGTGACGAGCGGAGGCATGGTTGCTGGCGTTCCTAAGCTAACTAAGTTGCTTTTTAGGCATTTAGCACTGCCTAATATGCATTATGATGCTCTTGGTATTATCACGGGTCAATATGCTGCGCAAATTAAAATCGACACATACTCGCCTACCGCTCCAAACCAAGGGAGTTCTAGTGGTGGATCATCACAGCAGCATCAAGCAGATTATGTTTTCGAATATCAGCCAGTGAATCAAGGAGACTTAATTCTCGAAAATGACGCACTTAAACCCGACAAGTTTACAAATAAAATTCTTGGTAAATTCGCCCGAATTAAGATTTTAAAATCCGCTGATGATGTTACTGGCAACATGTATTCAGTGCCAATTCGTCGCGGAGAGCAATATAAAGGTTCGCTTCAAGTTTGGCAGAGTAAAGAGGTAGCCGATTTATTAATTGGTTATCAGCTTCTATCTAAGGGTGGAGCGTGGTTGACTTTTGAAGCAGATATTATTGAATCAGCAAAATCAGAAGGTGTTGAACTCCAAGAAAAAATAAATGGAATCAACAAGCTATATAACTACCTTGAAGAAGATTCTGCGGCAATGGAATTTCTAAAAAAGAAAATCTTAGCAATCATTACTGAATGACATTCCTTGATTTACAAGGCAGAAAAAAAACCCTAAAAAAAGCTACAAAATACTTAATAGATTGGGACGCTAAAACTCGTTCTAAATTTCAAGATTCTGTTAAACAATTTTTACGTCCATATTGGAAGCGCGATCAGGTTTTTGAAGAACTAAGAATCGTTGGGACTCTTTGCACATTTGATTTGTATAATGCGTCCCAGAGAATTGCTTGCGAAGTTCAAGGGAGCCAACACGGTTCATACAATAAGTTTTTTCATCGCGGAAGTAAAATGAACTTCCTTTCGCAAATTAAAAGAGACTTGGATAAGCATGAATTTTGCCGACTCAACAATATTATCTTGGTGGAAATTCTTCCCAAAGATCAACTTAGTGAGCAATTTTTTTCTGATTTAGGCGTATTATTGTAGAGATGTCTAATCAATCATTCCAAATTCCAGAGCAGTTTCTAGTGAAACTCTACGAACTAACGGGTTCCGCCGATAAAAATAAAGGATTTATACTATTCTTAATAGATAACGATGGAAACCCGCGTCCTATTTTAAGTAAAATGGACATGTCAACAAATATGTGCCTAAGAAAATGCGCTGAGATATACTTGCGCGAACTTGATGATCATGATGCTATTGGCTCAAGTGAACGAGATGATCATGAAGAATAATCCTTGACTGTAACTTAAAACAGTTTATCTTTAAATATGCTATACGATTTCACTCTCCAACAAAAACTAATCACTTCCATTCTTAAATACCCACAAGAATGGTTGTCTGTTAAGTCTTTTTTTTCTGAAGATGATGTAGTCGATGGAGACTATAAAGATTCATTAGTTGTTTCTTTGGTGCGTCAAGCAGTGGAAAAGGGTGAGGCTGTTGATGCGAATATTATCGCTCAACGAATTGAACGAATGAATCTAAATATAGATACGGATATGAGCTTAGCTCAATATGTCCTATCTCTTGGAATGAGGAACTGCGCGGAAGGATCTGTTTTAAGAATCGCTAAAGAGTTGAAGAAACTTTCTTTGAGGCGTGAATTAGCTGCCACTGGAGAAGAAATCAAGAAAAGGATGGAAAGCTTAGATCCATCGGCAAGCTATTCTGAGATCATTGAAACATCAGATTCAATTTACAACAAAAAAGTAAATCATTTTGAATTAGATGGTGATATTCCAGTAAATATTTACGATGATATGGAACGTATCATTGAGGAGGCTGGAAAAAATCAAGACGAAGCAATTTTCGGTAAGTTTCCTACGGTAAATAAGATTTATGGGAGCCTCCATAAACCAGGAAATATTACTTGTATTACGAGTCGATCAGGAAGTGGCAAAACAACCTTGGCCATGGATGAATGCTGTTTTGTTGGCGACAAATACGACATTCCAGTGCTGCATTTTGACAACGGAGAAATGAGTATTGAAGAATTAACTTTTCGCCGCGCATCGTCGTTATCTGAAGTTCCACATCATCTTATTGAATCTGGGAAATGGAGAAACAATCCTTTAACCGCACAAAAAGTTCGTGATGCTCTGAATAAAATCAAGAGTGGCAAAAGTAAATTTTACTACTACTGTGTTGCTGGTATGACGGCAGATGAAATGGTTGGCTTAGCAACAAAGTTTTATTACTCTACGGTTGGGCGTGGTAAAAAAATGATCTTGTCTTTTGACTATATTAAGACAACTAATCAGCTTGGTGGAAGTATGACCGAATGGCAAGTGGTCGGAGAAATTGTTGATAAATTTAAAAAGTTTGTGCAGAAAGATATTCTTTTTGAAAATCGGCCAATGGTTAGTATGTTCACATCTGTTCAGAGCAATAGAATGGGTGTCACAACAAATAAAAAAGCCGATCAAATTGTTGATGATGAAAGCACTGTGAGTTTGTCAGACCGCATTATTCAATTTTGCTCTCACATGTTTATCTTGAGAAAGAAAACAATGGATGAAATTGCTGAAGAAGGGGTTGAATTTGGCACTCATAAATTAATTTGCATTAAAGCGCGTCATCTTGGAGAAGACGTAATGGGTCACTTGGAGCCAGTGAAAGTAGGAGATAAATTACGCCAAAACTTTATCAATTTGCAATTTGCTAATTTTGCTCTTGCGGAGAAGGGAGATCTGCGTAATATTGCGAGATCGAAATCAGTGAACCCAAAATTACAATCAGAATATGAAGATGAGCCATCGCCATTTTAATATATCCAATGTCCTGTAATTGCGAAACTTCTGACCTATGCTCCAACAATTAAAAACCCTTATTGCTACTTGCGACAACTGTGGATATGATCAAGAATTTCAATCCACAAAACATGAATACCCAGTTGGCTGGGCCAAAGCGGTTCGTCGAGAATACCTCGGAACACGCATGGACAACGAAAGAGATGCGCTATGCCCACACTGTATCCACTCAGTCCAAAATGGATTCAAAAAATACCACAAATCAACCATCTGTATCCCTTGAATTTGAAGCAGGACGAGTTTATGAGATACTATCTGACCTTGGATACCAACTACAGGATTTCGGCCAGTATTATCGAACTAAAGCGCTTTATCGAGGCGGCGATTCCACTAACTCATTAAAAGTCTGGAAGAATTCTGGTTACTGCGTTGACTACGCTGCTGATAAAAAGTTTTCACTGAGAGAGCTATTAAGCCATCATATTCAAGATTGGCGAAAGATTAAAGAAATACTTGGTGGGCAAAAAGTTTTAGCCCCAATCAAAATTGAGAAAAAAATAATTATGCCAAGAATTTATCCACCTGATTGTTTAGACCGCTTACTTCCCAACTACTCATTTTATGAAAAACGTAAAATAAGTAAGGACGTTCAGCGTAAATATAAAATCGGATACGCTACTGTAGGCAAGATGTACCAAAGAATGGTTTTTCCAATCTATAATGAAAATGAACAAATTATTGGTTTTTCTGGAAGGCATATTGATTATAAAGAAGAAGCTAGTGCTCCAAAATGGAAACATCTAGGAGAAAAGCAGGAATGGATTTTTCCATATAATCTACCCAGCTTATTAGCCGCCAAAGAAAAAATTGATAGTGGCGCAAAAGTAATGCTTGTTGAGAGTATTGGAGATTCTATGGTTTTAACAGAGAATGGATTAGAAAATCATCTTGTCACTTTTGGTTTGGGATGCTCGCCAACAATGCAGGGCTTCCTACTCTCTAAAGATCCAGAAGAAATTATTATCGTTGGAAACAATGATGAAGGCCCAAACTTTGATTACAACCGTGGATTAGTCGCCTCAATTAAAACATTGATGAAGTTATCTAGCATTTTCCCGATTGACAAATTAAAGATTCGGTTGCCTAGTCTTAATGACCTTGGGGAAATGCATGAAGCTGGTATTGATATAGTTAAGTGGTCCTGCAATCACGAAGTCTTGGCGAACTCAAAAATCAAAGAATTTATTAACACTAACCAACAATATTTTGCCGTGGATAAAGTGGCGAAATTTTTAAAGAAAATCTAATGTCCTTACAAATAACTCAATCAGCTAGCAAAGTTAAAACAGCATTAGGTTGCTCTTGGAAATACTACAGTAGTTACCTTTTGCACATTCCATCACGCTCCAACAATGGAGCGAAAGTCGGGGGTAATGTCCACATCATTCTTGAGTGCCTTGCTGTTGACAAAAGAAAAGCGCTAGTTCAAAAAATTCTTGAAGCTAAAGATATTTTTGTTAGCCAAAGCATTAGACATTTAACTTATAAACTAGCGCGTAAAAACGATACTGATACGCCAGAAAATATTGAAAAGGTTAAAGATTTTGTATTGAATGGTTTGTCTTATGATTTCTATGGAAATCTTCGTGAAAACTTAGCTCATTCTTATACAGAAAAAGATTTCTTATTCGAAGAGCCAGAGAAATATAAGATCAGGGGATTTATTGACCGCCTCTTTCTTTATGAAGACGGTCATGCTTTAATTAGAGATTATAAAACGAGCAAAGAAACTTATCGAGGCTCCGATATTAAAGATCCACTGCAAGCAAACTTCTACGCAAAAGCTGTTAGAAAAATGTCAGACGCAGGAATTATTCCTCCCGTTAAAACTATCAGTTGTGAGTTTCTTTTTCTTAAGTTTGATTGCTCTTTGGAATCGGAATGGGCAACAGGAGAGTATCAAGGGAAAGTCACAAAAAAACAGTATCACAATGGTGGAGGTAAAATCACTGTAAATTTCACAGAGGAAGAAATTGATGGGTTTGATTATGAGCTAGAGGATTACCAACAATATCTTGAATCTTTTGATGAAGAAAAAGCTACTGAAAATTTTGCTGTAGATCAAGGTATGCCATCTGATGATTCTTTTTCTGGTAAACTATTGTGTGGTTTTGGAACTTATGCTGGCCAACTTAAAAAAGATGGCACGTTAATGTTTTCCTGTGAGGCCCGTCACCCATTCCCCTATTATTATATCGAAAAAGATGGCCAATGGATTGCATCTTGTTTTATTGATGAACGCGAAAAGCTCTTGACAAAGTATCCTATTGAAGTATATTTATGGACAGAAAAATTCTACAGCGGCTGTCTGCGCCATCAAAAATAAAATGATTCCACTCTTCAAGTCTACTTACTCCCGCAAGAGCATACTCACTCTTGATAAACCATCACCACCAAACTCTGGCCCAGATTCAATTCTTTCCATTGCCAAAGACTACAGCTTGGATCAAATAGTTTTAGTGGAGGATGAGTTCACTGGCTTTAAAACTGCACTTGACAGATGTAAAGAATTGGGTATTAAATTGATTTTTGGCATCCGTTTCAATATCTGCAATGATAGGATGGCGGAGGATAAAAAGTCATCAAATCATAAATTAATCGTTTTCGCTAAAAATGACAATGGCGCAAAGCTTTTGATGAAACTCTATTCTTTAGCGTTTTCTGAGTCAGAAGGTTTTTTAGACTGTATGACTTTAAAAGATAAATGGTCGCCAGACTTAGCCCTTGCAGTTCCATTTTATGATTCATTTATGCATCGTAATTCTTTTTACTTCCAGACTTGTATTCCAGATTTGGGGTTCGCAGCGCCCACATTATTCTTGGAGAATAATGGTTTACCTTTTGATGAAAAACTTCGATCTAAAGTATTTAAATTAGCCGAAGAAAATAATTGGCTCACCAAGGAAGCGAAAACCATTTACTACCGCAATAAAAAAGACTACGAATCGTATGTCACGTATCGTATCATAACTGGTCGAATTGGCGGTAAGAATCAAACCTTAGATAAACCCGAATTGGAGGATATGTCTAGTAATGAATTCAGTTGGGAAAGCTTTGTGGAAAAATAATATGAACCGACAAAAATGGCTAAAATCTTTAAAACGCGGCGATAAAGTTTGGATTGTTCCTTTTCAATTTTATTGCGTGAGCCGATTAACTTGGAAGCAAACATTTGGTGGGTGGTTTGATTTAAAAGGTTCGAATGGAGAAGATTGTCTTTTAGACTATGGTGGTCTTTTGCAGTTTCCCGCCTCAAATATCTTTCCAACAAAGAGAGAGGCGCAAATTTTTGCCGCACCTTTAAAAATTAAATTCATTAAGAAAAGAATGAATTCTCTGAACAAAGAATCACAAAAGCTCTATAAAGAATGGAGTAAACTTGAAAAAATTTTAGAAAAACATGACTGATCAACTATTAAGATTTAATTACGGGCAGAAATTCATTACATTTGATTTCGAAACAGCCAATCTTGCATTGGGAACTGGTCTTCCATGGCAGCTTGGCTATATAACTCATCAAGGTAAAAAACAAACTGGCGAATTTGAGCGAAAAATATTTTGGCCAGATTATCAAATAGCTGATAATATTGCAATGCTAAATCATTTTGATCAGCATACCTACGAAAGTGAAGCTCGCGACCCACTGGAGGTTTTAGAAGAATTTGAAGCTTATCTTTACAATCCAGAGTATATTGTAGTTTCAATGAATGGATTGGGTTTTGATTGCTTTATCCATAATAATTGGAGGAAGGCTCTTGGTAAAAAAACAGACTATTCATGGATGAATAGACACTTGGATATTTTACCTTTGTATAGAGCGGTTCACGGTGGAGCTAAAGTCGCTGATAATGACGATCTTTTATGCTGGCAATATAGACATCTACACAATAGGGATCGAAAGGTTAAAGCTTCACTATCGGCGCAGTTAAAGTATTTTAGCATTCCATTTGATGAAGCTAATAAGCACGATGCGGTTTACGATGTAAAACTGACCTTTGAAGTCTTTCAGAAGATAATCTGGCAATTAGAAATCTAATACATGAACATTATTCAAGTAGATAAAAAAACAGCCGATCACTGGATAACTCAAAAACATTATTCTCGTCGCGCATCTATTTTCTGGGCAGCATTCGGATTGGAAATTAATGGTAAACTTGAAGGCGTTGTGGTTTATGGTCAACCATCTCCACCTATTCAAAAGCACGCATTTAAAGATCGTGATTTTCGTTTGTATGAACTTTCGCGTTTAGTAATCCAAACAAAAGAAAAGAACGCGGCAAGTTTCTTGATTGGTAATTCGCTCAAGCTGCTAGAGAAACCATGTGCTGTCGTATCTTATGCGGATAGCGAATGGAATCATTGCGGATTCGTTTATCAAGCTACAAATTGGCTGTATACTGGAGCAACAAAGTCTCACGATCATTCTTATATGGTAAACGGAGAAAGACTTCACCCAATGACCATTAGGGACAGATTTGGGGTTACTAATTTAAAGCAATGGGCAAAAGAAAATAAAATACAAACCATTAAACCTGCCGAAAAACATCGCTATTTTTATATCTGCGGAAACAAGCGAGAAAAAAAATCTATACTTGACAGACTGAACTATTCGGTGTTAAGTAGTTATCCAAAAATCAATCCATCTCGATACAACGACGGCGACACTATTTAATATGTTTGAAGAATTCCAATCACTAAATAAACCATTACTCGCGGGAGTTCGGCTTCCAAAAATTTCTATTGAACCACGCTTCTATGAGCAATTAGAAGTTTCGCCAAAGGTTTCCAATTATGAATTTTTACGCCGCCTTTGCTGGAGGGGTATTAAAAAATTGGGAATCGACAAGAAATCAAATGCCAAAGAATATTACGAGCAAGTCAAAAAAGAATTGACCACCTTTGAAGAGCTTTCTTTCACAGATTATATTCTTCTCAATTGGGAGATCCTCAACTTTTGCCATGAAAAAAATATCCCAACAAATGCTGGTCGAGGTTCTGCTGGCTCATCATTAGTTTTGGCTCTTATCGGAGTTACAAAAATTGATCCCTTTGAATACAAGCTCTTCTTTGAGAGGTTCGTTTCCAAAAGTCGAGCCAAGAAAATTATTGACGATGGAATAACCTATCTTGATGGATCACTAGTTCCAGACGTTGACAATGATATTGATTACAGTCGTCGTCATGAAGTAATGTCTTTCATCGAGGAGAAGCATAGAGGACGCACATGCAAAATCCTTACATTGAATACTCTTAGTGGAAAACTCTGCATTAAAGAGGCTCTCAAAATTGTTGATGGAGTTAATGAGGATATTGCGAATGCTGTTTCAAATTCTATTCCAAAAAAGTTTGGAAAGGTTTTGGATTTTGAAGATGCAATTAAAGAAAGCCCAGCTTTTGCTCAATACATCAAGCAGTATAGTCGCTCTTACGAAGTGGCTCTTAAGCTGGAAGGATTGATTAAAAACACTGGCGTTCATCCATCTGGAATCGCTATCTGCCATGATGATCTTGATGATACAATGCCGTATGGAAGAACAAAAGATGGCGACCTTATTTCTGGATTTGAAATGAATGACGTTGCATCAGTAGCAATTAAGTTTGATATTCTTGGGCTAAGAACACTAACAGTTTTAGACCAAGTTTGCAAAATGACAGGACTGGTTCTTGAAGATATTGATAAAGACGATAAAGAAACATATCAATTCTTGCAGAACTTAATTGCTCCTCAAGGCTTATTCCAGATTGAAACCGATACTGGATTTAGAGTTTGTCAAAAAGTGCGGCCTAAAAACCTACATGATTTATCTGCTGTGTTAGCAATTGCGCGCCCTGGGGCTTTGGCTTTTGCGGATCAATATGCAAAGTTTTCTAATACTGGTGAGGTAACAAGTATTCACCCATTCTTTGATGACATTCTAGGTTGGACAGGATCAATTCCTCTATACCAAGAACAGTTGATTGCAATGGCCCGTAAAATTGGGTTCACCGCTGATGAAGGCGAGCAACTGAGGCGCATAGTTGGCAAAAAGAAAGTCGATCAGATGAAAGAGTGGCGCGAGAAGATCCAATTAAAAATTCAAGAAAATAGTCTTGATACAAAAATTGGAGAAATCTTATGGAAAGTTGCTGAGGACTCTGCGAATTATAGCTTTAATGCTTGCCTTTCTCCAGAAACCGTTGTTCAAAAAGAATCTGGATTTGACTGTCTTTCCAATATCAAAAAAGGGGACAAAGTGTTGGCTTATGACGTAAAAAATAAGAAAGACCATTTTGTAGAAGTTGTTGATATTCATCCTAATTTTGTAGAGCTATTTAAGATTGAATTTGAAGATGGAAGGATAATCGAATGTTCCATGGATCATAAATTTCTCTGCGAGGACGGAAAAATGAGGGCGATGAAAAATATATTGAGAGGTAATCATAGTATTGTGTGTAAAGATTAGTATGGCCATCATTGAATATAGCGATAACAAAAAAATCATACCTCAATCAGCATTTGAAACTTGCTTAATTTCTGGGAAAACAAAAACTCAAATTTCGAAAGAGTTTAGGGGAAGGGAAAATGGAGTCTATTACTTAGATAAATTTGCAAATAATTTAAAAGGCTACGATATTTCTGTTAAGGAGTATGTTTGCCGATTCTTAAAAATTGAATGGCCAAAATGTCCAGTATCAAATGAAGACGTAGGATACCTCATCCGAGGTAACGGCCTTATTTTTAGCTTATTTAAGAGAGGAAGGGTAAACAAAGAACATTGCGAGGCATTTAGAAAAGGATGCGAAAAACTCTCCAAAGATAGAGTGGGGGAAAATAACCCAATGTTCGGCAGGGATTCGTGGAATAAAGGTCTTTCTATCGAAGACGAAAGAGTAAGAAAAATGGCGGAAAAAACTCGTGGGAGAAAAGCCTCGCAAGAAACGAGGGAAAAGCAGAAAGCAGTTAGAAAAAATCATCCACTCAAAGCTAGGCACACTCAAAAACATAGTGAAGAAAGCAAGAATAAATGCAGAGAAGCCACTGCGAAAGGTTGGGCAAATGGGCGATTTAATAAAAAAACTTCTATCGAACAGAAAATGGAGGACTTTTTAAAAACGCTCCCCCTAAAAGAAGATTTCATTTTTCAGTTTCAACACGGTTATTTTACTCTTGACTTTGCGTTTCCGAATGCTAAAGTGGGTATCGAGTGTCAAGGTGGATTTTTTCACACCGACCCTAGATTATACCCAAATGGTCCAAAAACAAAAATACAAGAAAGAAATCTCGTTAGAGACATTGAGAAAAGGAAGTATTTTTCCTCAGAAAACTGGCAAACAATAGAGTGCTGGGAAATTGAAATAAATAATAATAAATTTAAAGAAGAAATTATATGCGCTTTGCAAAAATTAAATCTGCTACAAGAATAGGAAAGAGAAGTACGTTGGATTTAGAAGTCGATCATAAAGATCATAACTTTTATGCGGAAGGACTAGTCACGAGCAATTCACATTCTTATTGCTACGGGGTGACTAGTTTTTATACAGCCTACTGCAAAGTTCATTATCCACAGGAATTTTTCCTTGCATTATTGAAGATGGCTCAAAATGAACCCGATCCGCTATCCGAAATTTTCAAAATCTCCCAAGAGCTTGCTCTATTTGGAATCAAACTCTTACCTCCTGACCTTTCTAAGTCTAAAGAAGAGTTTTCCATTGAGGGTAAAGACCTCCGCTATGGATTGAATTCGATCAAAGGTGTTTCAGAAAAGAGCATTCAAAACCTATTAGACTTTCGCGGTCAAGAATTCTCAAATAAATATCAAGTATTCCAATCGGCCAAAGATTGTGGATTGAATATTGGTATTGTTTGCACATTGATTCAGGCTGGATGCCTAGATTCTTTTGGGGAGAATCGTTGCAAAATGGTTCTTGAAGCTCAAATGTTTAGCAAGCTCACGGAAAAAGAAAAACTCTCTGTTTTAGAACTTGGAGAGCATCATAAGTATGATATTTTTGCCGCCTTAAAAGATGGCGCTGATGGCAAAATACTTAATGATAAAAATAAAAGCACATTCACCGAAAAGCGAATCCAAAAACTTCGCGAGGAGCATGGCAAATATAAACAAATCTATGATCAAAATATCAAACACCAAAAATTCTGTAATTGGTATTTCGAGCGCGAAATGTTGGGGTATTCATATTCGTATACATTAAGAGAAGTGTTTGAAGAGCCGAAGAGCGCATTTACTTCAATTCTAGAATTTAATTCTCTCGACGACAACACGTTAGTTCGTATTGTTGGAGTCGTGACCGAAGTGAAAAAGACAACATCTAAAAAAGGTAATAAATACATGATGCTAGACATTTCTGATGAGAGCGGTAAGCTATCTGGAATGTTTGGAGATAACGGCAAAGATAATAAATGGTCGCGTCATCTTGAAGAAAAGCTACCAGTTCCACAAGAGGATTCTATAGTTACAGTGGTAGGAAAGAAATTCGGAGATTTGCTTATGGTAGATAAGTTCTCAATTATTGATGAGAAAATATATACTCGCCTATCGCAAATAAAATAACTTGACAAATAACATATACCGATTAAAGTCACACAGTAATGCAACAAACACCTAATTTAATCCGCCATATTGAAGAAGCCTCAAAAACTTCGCAAAAAAATAATCGCCCAAACAATGTTGTCGATTTATTTTCGCAACTTTTAAATGAGAGCAAATTTCAAAATTTGCTAACATCTTTTAAAATAAATCCCGAAGCTGTTAAAGATAGCTTATCTGAAAAATTACCAGATGTTTTCCCAGAGATTTTTGAAGGATGTGAGGAGGAATATAATACTGTCTTAAAAGAGGCTGAAGATTCGGCAAAAGAATTGGGTTATGGATATTTTGATACCGAACATCTTTTTCATGAGCTTCTAAATTCATCGCCCACCATTAAATCTTTTTTCGCCATCCACGATATTTCCTTGGATGAAATTTTAGAAAAAACAGCAGACATGGTTTCTTTAAAAGATGAAGGCTTGAAAGAATTATCAAGAGAATTATCTGAGCCAGATTTCCCAACAATTGATAAGTTTTGCAAGAACCTATCAATTGATTATGGAACTGAATCTCAAAAAATCTATGGACGTTCCGAAGAAATTTCCAATATTTTAGATGTTCTTTGCCGACATAAAAAAGGAAATGCTATTCTAATTGGAGATCCAGGAGTTGGTAGAAAAAGCATTATTCGCGGCGTCATCGAAAAAATTAATAGCGGCAAAAGCTCAGAGGTCTTGCGTGAAAAAACATTTTATGAGCTTGACATTACAGCAATTATTGCTGGAGCTTCAATGTTTGGCTCTATCGAAGGTCGTTTTAAAAACCTGACAAAGGAACTGGAGGATCACGGCAGCGCTGTTCTTGTTATTCCAGATTTCCAAGTAGTTTCTGGAAGTGGATTTAAAGATGGTCCAAGTGAAATTTCAAATTTCTTGAAGAGTATTTTAGCGCGGCCAAATATTTCTTGTCTCGCGACAATTACCCAAGTTGATTACAAGAAGCATATTGAGAAGGATCAATCTATGACTAATCTTTTTGAGGTTATCAAAGTTAAAGAGCCAACTAAAGAAGAAACGCGCCAAATCATTGTGAATTCAATCTACGAATTGGAAGATTGTCACTATGTTGAATTTCCAATGGAAACAGTTGATATGGTTTTGGATCTTTGCGAAAAGTATCTTCCCTATAGACGTTTCCCAGAAAAAGCATTTGATACACTTGACTTTCTTGGAGCTAGAACTAAGAATGAGCACTTTACTCATCCGCCAAAACTTCATGAAGAATGGCAATCTATCATGGATAAAATTGGCCCAAATATCCAACAAGACTCTCCAGAGTTTATCAAATTGAATCGACGCATGGAAAAATGGGCGAAAAAACTGAATAAGTGGATGGAATACACCGATAGAAATATTCCATCAATTTCACCACAAAAGGCTATTTCAACATTTGCTGAAAAGTATAAAATTACCGAAAATCAACTCAAGCAACTTCAAACATCAACAATTGATGGGCTTGCCGAAAAATTAAAAAGCGCAATCTTTGGCCAAGATCATGCTATTGATAAAGTATGCGATGTTCTGCTGTGCTCGAAAGTTGGTTTGAGAGATAAAAATAAACCACTAGGTAAATTCATGTTTGTTGGATCAACTTCGACTGGCAAGACCGAATTAAGTAAGCAGCTAGCAGTAAATTACTTTGGCGATGACAAGGCTTTATTAAAGTTGGATATGTCTGAATTTTCAGAAAAGTTTTCTAGCTCATCTCTAATTGGAACAACTGCTGGGTACGTGGGATATGAAAACGGTGGGCGTCTAACTGAATTCGTAAAGCATAACCCATCATGCGTTGTTCTGTTTGACGAAATTGAGAAGGCTGATAGGAGCGTTCACAATCTTCTACTTCAAATCATGGACGATGGCTATCTTACTGATGGTCAAGGATTCAGGGTAGATTTTACAAACACAATCGTTATTCTCACAACAAATTCTGGTAGTGAACCACCAAAATCAATGGGCTTTAATATTGAGCCGTCAAATGATCATCATGAAAAAGCGGCCAAAAAAGATTTTGCCCCTGAATTTAGAGCGCGAGTCGATGAAATTGTTGTATTCAAAGATATGGATGACAAAATGATGACGAGTATCCTTAGCAAATTCATTAACCAGTCACTGGAAAAACTAAAAGAATCTGGAGTTTCAGTTACTATTGAAGAATCTGTAAAAAATCTTTTGCTCAAAGAAGTTAAGTCCCAAGGCTCGCACTCGCGAGAAATCCAAACAACTGTGAGACGAAAATTAGATGTGCCACTTGCAAAGTTTATTATTAATAATAGACCCAAAACAATTTTTGTAAAATCTTGCGAAAACAAGATAGAAATATTGTAATCTGTCGTTAATATACTGACAACAGTCAATACATATGAACAACATCGAAACAACCCTAAAGTCTACCCGTGGCCGCTTTTTTACACTCTCCACTAAGCAAGGAGAGAAGTTTAATGCTCAAGCTCGCGGAATGACAAAGTGCTACATTACAGTCTTTGATCGCAATAAGAATCGCTTGCGTAAGCTAGCCAAAACAAGTGTGATTGGCGTAAACTAAATGTCGCGCGCACTTGATGGAAAGCTACCATCGAGAGCAACGCACAAACTTAAGGTACCGCACCAATTTGGGTCGCTCAGTTCAACCAAGACCCAGAACGGAAAATGTGATAAGTTGAACTATCACGGCCTTGAGCATCAAATCCCAAATTACTGAAAAGTAGTTTGGGATTTTTCGTTTATTATAAATATGCGTCTAGAAAATATTCTCCGAGAAAAGATTTACGCTTTTTCAATGCACTCAGAAACTTCTGAAGCAGAAATCTTTCTCCTAAAAGAAATTGCCGCTAAAAATAAATTGGGTGAATATATTAGCTCATTAGTATTGGATAATAATGATAACTATGACTCTTATCGCTTGGATACGTCAGATGGTCATTTTTGCGTAAAATTATCTCTTGATCCTCAAGATTCCTCTATCAAAAAAGACTTTGAGACGCTTTCTCAATTATTGGATAAACATTTACCTTACGCTATTGCTCTGGGAGATTTAAAAGATTTTCACGCTCAATATTCCGTCTCTTCATTTGTTTATGGACAAAGTTGCGCTGAGTTAGGCAAATCTCACATCACATCTCTAAAGGATAAATTTTTAGAATTAATTAACGGTTTGGCTGAGAAAAAAATAAAAGCTCAATCATTTAAAGAATTCGTAGAGGAGAAATACCTATTTTCAGATATTACAAAAACGCCTCAATTCAAAGAAGTTGATTTTTCTAAGGATATGGAAGTTTTAGAAATCTGCACATCTGAACTTATTGCTACAAAAAAACTAATAAAAGAAGCCTATAATTCCTGCATGGAAGGTCAACAATTATGCCATGGAAACATTACTCCATCAAGACTATTAATTCGTGGCGACGAATTTTCTTTAATTAATTTTGATGATTCTTATATTGGGAATCCATTAATTGATCTTTGTTCTCTAAAATATGAGTTTTTTATTCAAGATGGTATGGAGGCGGCAATTATTAATGATTTTCGCGCAAAAAATAATTTTGAGATGGCCGACTATAGAAAATGTGCGAATTTAGTTAAGATTATGAAGTTTCATGATTTAATTAACGACTTTATTAAGTATGTTTATATTTATAGGGGAGTAAAGCATAGAAAAATTCTTGAACTAACTGAAAAAATGAGTAGATCATTTGGCTTATTCGGTGGGTTGCCACCGTTCGAAAGACACAAAGAAAAAATAGCTGAGCTATTTACGTCAAGCGTAATTTAAGATTTGGAGCACGGTGTAAAATAATACACAATGAGTGCTTCATATAATTTAACAGGTTCTAGTGCTATAGAGAGAGGCTCTTGTGCGTCTTTTTCTTTTGATTTAAATGCTTCCTCTGGCGAATATGGAATCTCTGGATATTTAGTTTCTGGATTTATTCGCCGCAAATGGGATAGAAATTTAGAAACAACTTGGAATTCTCAAATTCTTTCTACTGGATCTGGTATTGTTAATATGACTCTTACCGCCGATCAAACATCCAGATTATCATTAGCTCCATTAGAGCATGAAGTATTTCTTTATCCCCCATCTTCTGGATGCCCCATAAGAATTCTTGACGGAGAAATAGAAGTAAAAGGCGGTGATATTTTTTAATTTATGGCTGATTTAAATATTACAATTAATCCTCCGCCAGCAATTTCCGTAGGAATTAGTCCGCCGCAATCCACTTCGATTACTGTTGGAGATGGAATTCCACCCCATAATATAACTCATTCTCCTGCTGGATCAGATAGTTTGGCCACATGGTACGCTACAGTTAATGATTTAAGTATCGTGAGTGGTTCACTATCAAGCGGCACTGTATCACTTACTGGCAATCAAAATATTTCGGGCGTAAAAAACTTTTATTCTCGACCAACACTTAATGACATCGGTCTTCAAACAACTGGCGAATATGAAGAATTTAATTCGTGGAAGGAATATAAAGGCACTCTTTATCCTAATCCAAATAACGACTTAAATAGAAACTATAGTGTCTTACTAGACGCCGAAGATAATTCTGGCCCATCTGGAGCAACGATTTGGTACAATATTCCCCAATGGACAGGAGCGAAACCAGTTGGAACGGGTATTTCTTCGTTTTATAACACTGGTTTTTGGGCGCGGGATTATGACTGGTCATGCGTATCGTTTAAGGGCGCTAGAGCGCGTGCTGATGGGTTTCCATCAATATGTATAACGTTAATCTCCAAGAGACACGCTATTGGCGTTCAACATTGGCAACTTGGGCGGGGGGACAAGGTAGCATTTGTTTCTAATGTGGAAACTGGTTACACTTGGGAGGCGACAATCGCGGATGCTTACAATTTGAATGGGGATTTGTTATTATACTCATTCACTGAAGATGCTCCAAGCCAAATTCGTCCAGCCTCAATTATTCGTTCTCCAGTAGCGTCATCATGGCAAGCAAACTCGTTATTAGGGACAAGAGGGTTCATGGTTAAGGATTCGACAGTATTGAATGAGACTTTTGGCGGTATTAAAACTGGAGTAGGCGGCTTTATTGGGGGAGCTTTAGATATAACATATTCGCTTAGTGCTGGCGGTGCTGGCGCGAGATATACTGGCTTTCATGTGGGCGGAGACTCGTCAAGCCCTGTATTTATACCACTTAGAGATGGGAGACTTGTGTATGTTAGCTCTGCGACTTTTGTTGGCAATGGGACTTTTGTGGGTGATCCAAATATTATATCTGGAATCAATGTTTTTACAACTGGATATTCTATAGATTATTGGGATGTTCCAAAAGTTCCAGTATTTTCCGTCGATCCAACAAATGTAATCCGTAACCTCGGAACGGAGACGAATAAATGGTATGAAATAAACTGCGGTTATGTTAAAGCATTAAATCTTGATGGATTGTTGTCTGAGAGTAATATTCAACTATTTAACGAGGTTTTATATGGGGAAGATGTTGTTATCGCAGATCCAATAACTTCTAAAGGATTAACTTACAATTCAGAAGGTTGGGATTATCCAAACCTAATTAATTTTAGCGGCACTTTCCCAAATAATTATTTTTCTAGATTTGTTATCCCAAATTCTGGCGCATCCATTAACTTCACTTCATCAGGACCAACATTATTGATGCCAAATGGTAGTGGGTTTTCTGGCGCTGGCTATGTTATTGAGGCTAGAGGGGTAGATTCTAACAAAATACTCATTCAGCCAATATCAGTCCCATTTGGAACTTATGCAACTGGCAACGTTATCCGACCCTCTCAAACAGGTAATTTTGTTGATAAATCTTCTGCTGTATTACTCACTGGTAATCAAAATATTTCGGGCGTAAAAAACTTTGCTCATATTACAGCCTTAAGTCTTCAAGGAGATTTAAGGGAGTTGGATATTTCTACCTATAATGAGTATTTTTATGGGGAAACAGTTAACGCAACCCAAGAAAATCTTCAGGGATTAACTATTAATACACAAGAAGTTGCCGAATCAAATACAATTAATTTCAGTGGCAACTACCGAGATACCTTTTGGGCTAGATTTGTTATCCCAAATTCTGGCGCATCCATTAATTTTTCTTCATCAGGGCCAACATTACTGATGCCCAATGGTAGTGGCTTTTCTGGTGTTGGCTATGTTATTGAGGCTAGAGCGGTGGGCTATAACAAAATACTTATTCAGCCAATAGCTTTCCCATCTGGAACTCATGTAACTGGCAACGTTATCCGACCCTCTGAAACTGGGCAATTTACTGGGGTGTTCTACCCGTATTCAGGTAATCCAGCGGGTTATGTTCAAGGGGCAGTTGTTAGACCATCTAATACTGGAAATTTTGTTGATAAATCTTCCGCTGTACTGCTTACTGGGAATCAAAATATTTCGGGCACTAAAAACTTTACTTATGTTACAGCATTAAGTCTTCAAGGAGACTTAAGAGAGTGGGATACTTTAATCTATAATGAGTATATATATGGGGAAACGATTAATATAACCCAAAACGATCTTAATGGAATAACTGTTAATGCAGCGCTGCCTGACATAACCAACATAATTAATTTCAGCGGAGCTTACTCTGATACCTTTTGGGCTAGATTCGTTATCCCAAATTCTGGCTCATCTATAAACTTTTCTTCATCAGGGCCAACATTATTAATGCCCCATGGTAGCGGTTTTTCTGGCGTTGGCTATGTTATTGAGGCTAGATCAGTAGATTTTAACAAAATACTCATTCAGCCAATCTCATTTCCATCTGGAACTTACAGTAGTACTACTGGTTATCTTACGGGCTATGTCAATAAAACAGAAACAGGAAGTTTCATAACAACCGCTCAAACAGGTCAATTTGTTTCGACTGGATCTACAGGTCAATTTGTTACAGGAAGCGTTGTAAGGCCAAGCCAAACTGGAGCATTTCTTACTACTGGCGCGGCTGATAATCGTTACGCTTTGCAGTCAGCAACTGGTAATTTTGTTACCACAGGTCAAACGGGTAATTTTCTAACAAGTGGAACACCCATTGAAACTATTCAGTTATACGCTAAAAATGACGAATCTTTTACCTTGTACAAGGGTCAAGCTGTTTATATTGGCGGAGCCAATGGAACAAATGCATTAATCAAAAGAGCGTCAAATACTGGAGAACTAACCTCTTCAAAAACTATTGGTCTTTTAGCTCAGAACTTAAATGCTGATGATTTTGGCTATATTATATCAGAAGGAATTCTGGAGGGAATTAACACAAGTGCGGCTACCGCTGGTGATCCAATGTGGCTTGGCACAACTGGAGATCTTATTTTTGGCACTGGCAATAAACCTTATGGCAATAATCACCTTGTTTATTTAGGTGTTGTTCTGCGCTCTCAATCGAGTAACGGTAAAGTTTATATCAAGCCTCAAAACGGTTTTGAGATTGAGGAATTGCATCGTGTCTACGCTAAAAATGCAATCAGTAAAGATACTTTAATGTATGATTCGACGAGCGGATCTTGGTTTGCGCGTCAAATTTCAACTGGAGACGTATCTGGTATTTCGTCTTACGCCACAAATAGTTCTGTTGTATCTCTTACTGGAGATCAAAATATCTCTGGAGTTAAAAATTTTTATTCTCGCCCAACAGTCAATGGAACAGGAGTTTTACTCAGCGGAGAATCAATTACTACTCAACCCAATGATGCCAATTTGATTATTGGTTTATCTCTCTTTCTTTAAATTATGCCAACCTATACTAAAATACCACTATCTCAAAACGCTATTGGAGCGGGAATTATCGTAACATCTTCAGGAGTTCCAGGCACTTTCTTGCACGCTACACCAAGCAATAGTGTGGACCTTGATGAAATTTGGTTGTATGCTAACAATACAGGAATGTCGGATGCATTTCTTACTCTGTATTGGGGAACTACTGGAGCTTCTAACGTTCTTGGCCCTGTTACTGTTCAGGCTTATGCTGGACCAACTCTTATATCTCCTGGGCTAGTGCTTGAGGGTAGTGGCTCAACAGCTAGTGTTGTTTATGGCACAAGCTCAGTTCCTAGTGGAATCAGTGTGTATGGTTACGTTAATAGAATCACAGCTTAATTATGAGTGCTCGTTACGGTCAAAAAGTTGGTCCATTTTCAACTAAAAAGGTTGCTTCTTCTTTTGTTTCTAACAATAGAAATGATCTACCATATACAGGAACTGCTGCACCATTTAGACCCGCACCACCAACTCCTTATGTAAGACCAGCAGATTATCTAGCAATGCCAACAATTGCTAACACTGAACAAAAAGTAGCATTGTTGGTTTTTATTAGTAATGATAATTCTAATTTTTTATCATTGATTGTCGCGGGAAATTATACAGTTGATTGGGGTGACGGTGTGGTTGAAAATATAAATACTGGTGTTCAAGCAAACCATATTTACGATTTTGCAACTTATGATCCAACCAATTCAACACTAACGACAGATGGATTCAAACAAGCTATTGTTATTATTACACCCCAAGCTGGTAGCAACTTAACTGGTTTAAATCTTGTGGTAAGGCATCCATCCACCACAGGATTTAATGCTTATGCCCAACCTATTATAGAAGCATATGTTTCTTGTCCCAACGCAACAAGTTTGGCGTTTTCGTTTTCAGCAACTTCTGTTTTTTGTAGAAAAACAAGTTATATAAATTTAATTAATACTGGATCAATAACATTATTCAGTAATTTATTTAACCTGATGTCGGGTTTACAAAAAGTCGATATAGGCAAAACCGCTGCAATTACTAATACACAAGCCATGTTTCAGTATTGTTATTCGTTAAAAGAAATTACGGTTTCAAATGATACAAATTTTTCCAGTATTACAAATACATCATCTATGTTTAGTACTTGCTACTCTTTAATAAATGTTCCTTTGTTTAATACTGGAAGTGTAGGAAACATGAATTTCATGTTTCAGGATTGTAGGTCATTGATTTCAGTACCCTTGTTTGATACTAGAAGTGCAACAACAATGACAAACATGTTTCGTGAGTGCAGGTCATTGATTTCAGTACCCTTGTTTAATACCGTGAATGTATTAACCATATCAGACATGTTTGTGAACTGTTTTGGTTTAACAGCAGTCCCTTTGTTTGATACTAGAAGCGTAACAACAATGGCAAACATGTTCTCTAGCTGTACAAGTTTATCATCAGTTCCTTTATTAAATACCATAAATGTAACGACCATGAATGGTATGTTTTATGAGTGCAGGTCATTGACTACAGTGCCATTGTTTGATACTACAAAAGTAACAATCATGAGCAATATGTTTATAAACTGTTCTGCTTTAAGAACAGTACCTTTATTTAATACTGCAAATGTTACAGCTATGGACTCTATGTTTAACGGGTGCATTAGTTTAACAACTGTTCCTTTATTTAACACAATCAAAGTTACAACTATGGCTAGTATGTTTTTAAGTTGTGTCAGTTTAGTAAATGTACCCTTATTCAATACACCAGCTTTAACAAATATTAGTGGTATATTTGCTAACTGCGCTATGTTAAAAACTATACCTTTATTAAATACAGAGAATGTGACAAACACAAGTAGTATGGTTAATGGTTGTGTATCTTTAACGTCTATACCTTTGTTTAATACAACAAAGGTAACAAATATGAATTCTATGTTTCAGAATTGTTATTCTTTAAAGTCTGTACCTTTATTTGATACAGCGAATGTACTAAGTATGCGCAATATGTTTACTGCTTGTTATTCTTTAATGTCTGTACCTTTATTTAATACGGTAAAAGTTACAGATATGTATCAGATGTTTGCTAGTTGTGTATCTTTAACATTTTTACCTTCGCTCAACACTTCTCTTGTAACACTTATGGAAAGTATGGTTAACAATTGCCCATCTTTAACGGCTATTCCCAGCTTTAATGTTACCAATGTATCTATTTTTAATGCCTTCACTGGCAATGCTTGTTACTCTGTTGCATCTTTATTAATGACTAATGTAAAATATACATTAGATATTAATAACTGTAAATTGTCAAAACAAGCCTTAGAAACTTTTTTTACAAACTTAGGAACGGCAACTGCTGGTGCAACTAGAACATTAACATTAACAAACAACTGGGGAGCGCCTACGCCAGTATCGTTGAATGGTACTACAACCGAAGGGTCTGTGACGATAGCGATGGCAAGCACAACTGGATTATCTACTGGTATGCAAGTTACTGGAACCAACACCCCTTTAACAACAGGTGAAACTGTAACATTTACAGATACAGGTGATTTGGTAAGTACTGTTGTGGCGCATGGCTTGAGTAATGGAGATGAAGTGTCTTTTTCAGCTATCACTACAACAACAGGTATTGTAATTAATACAATTTATTTTGTGGTTAATGCTGATACTAATACTTTTCAGGTTGCAGCCTCCGTTGGTGGTGCAGCATTGCCATTAACAACTAACGGATCTGGAACAGTTAAATACAATTCAACAATTGTGAGTATTAATCCAAATGTCAGTGTTACAATGTCTAGACCAATGGTGGGTAATAGTGGAACTCCAATATCACTCTCTTTTCGTTTGCTTCAAACATACAGAGCAGTACTCAAAGGTTTCGCAATTACAGGATAATTTATATGAACAACCAAGGATTTTATAAAAAAGAAGACACTCAAATTCTCTATGCCCCAAACATTGTAGAGGGTCCAAGCTATGTATTAGTAGCGGCAGATAAAGACTCCTACGATTATCCCGTAGACGGCTGGATATGGTCTGAGTCAGAAGAAAGCGCAATCTCATACTTTGAAACCGCAATTCCTAACGCTCCATTATTTGATGTACAGCCAGAAAATTATAAACTCGCAGCGGGTAAAACTGACGAAGAAGAGTTTATGAAACTTGTTACCTTATCGACTCTTGCGTTGTCGCAAAATAGATTTGAGCCAACCACTGAACTAACAATTTGGGATCACATTAAAACTCCGCGAACAATCTCTGTTGAGAGGTTTTTGGAAATCATGGTAGACTACGGAATGTATTGCTACGCTTTAAGAAACTAATTAATCCAATCTCTCTCTTCTATTGGGTAGAAACAATAGAGTTCTTCTCCTTGTTTTATATCTCGATCAGTGTAGTAAACATCTGCTGTTTCGTCATGCCATAAATTCGGCAATTCCGAATGGTTGACGTAATAGCTCATGTCTATTCTGTCTAAATGGCCGTCTATCCAAAAGCCAACCTCATTAGAGTGGCAAACATCTCTAACATGTTTCTTAACTGAGAAATCGCAGTCTTCTATTTCTTTCCACTCAATAAAATGAGAGAATCCTTTGGGGCCAAATATAGGGTATCCTTCGGGGATACTTGTTAGGGCAAAAACCCCTACTCCAGCATTAGGTATTTTTGATGGCGCTAGTTTGCACTGTGGCAAGTTGAGGCTCTGGATGATGGATTGGCGCATCTGAAAATTCTGTAAAATAACTATAATCAGTGAACTTATTTCTTTTGTTCTCTACAGAATATACATTTAAATCAATTTTATATCCTGGATTTTTTTCAATAGGTTCGTAAACCCAAGCATCATCATGCCAAATGATTCTATTGTTTGGATAGGCATAGAAATTGCCATTATCCATTTTAAAGAAATGAGCGCATTTATGTTCTGGGGTTTCGCTGAAATTAGTATCTAGCATTGCTTTGTTCTCCCATGACCAATCCATGGTAAACATGTATTCGCCACACTCTTTAGTGTTAGATGGTGTGACTAGCTTTGCTCTCAATCCTTTGAGTCTCTGGCGCACTTGAACGTCAACGTAGGGACTAAAGCAGTCCCAATACATTGCGTGCTGTAAAGGCACTGGATCACAAGGCTTCCAACAGAACGCAGTGATTGGGCGACGAGTCCAATTCACTCCATTGTTAAGGTATGATTCAAATAATGGAACTCTCTTTTCTATTGACGCTACAGAATGAACATCGGTTGGAGTGTATTCACCATGACCTTTTTCATGGTTAAATAAATATTCGTTTCGGATTAAGCAAGTAATTGTTGGAATATTATGATTAAGGTAAGCCATAAATCGCTTCGAAATTAAACTCCTATTGGGAACCAAACGCCAGAGCGCGGCGTTCCATTTGTAGTTCCTACGTTAACTAAGAGAACCGCGCGTCCATAAACTGGAAAACTAGTAGTTCCAGTAGGCAAACCATTATTGCCACCAACAGCAGTCGAACCAGTCAAGAATAGGCCCATTTCTCCAATTATCCCAGTGTATGGTGTAATCCAATTTCCAGTGGCGGAACCTGCTGTTGCGGCTGGAACTGCTTGTGATGCCCAAAAATCCGCTAAGGTATCATAGACGGTATTAACGGTAGAAGATCCAAGTCCAGCGGCAATAATTTTTGGGCGAATAAAGCCGTCGAATTTGACGTATTGGCCAGTGCCATTTCTAATCGTTAAATCCCCAGAGTGAGTGGTATTTCCAGTAATGAAGTTATTCCCAAGCAGAGAATTATTTCCAGTCAAAACAGTTGTTCCAGTGACAACAACGCCGCTAAAATAACCAGTTTTAGCAGTTAAAATACCGTTAATGGTTTCGTTGCCAGTCACGAACAAATTATTAGAAACACGAAGACTACCAGTTAAATTATAGTCTCCAGTTTGATCAACATTTTGATTAATCTTTAATCTATCGCTCTCACTAGCTCCAGTAGTGAAAAACGTAGAAGAGCGAATCGTAGTCGTTCCATTTGCCACGGTTAAGTCGCCAGTAAGAGCCGTATTACCATTGACAAATAAATTACCAGTTAATGAAAACGGCCCACCCTGATAAAAATTACCAGTATGAGAAAATACGCCACTTAAATTAGCAAAACCAGTATGAGAGAGTGTGCCGCCAGTAATGGAAACATTAGAATGAAAAACTGCTGATCCGCTAGTTGCTAAATTTCCACTAATTGAAGCATTATTTCCAAAAACTACTGCATTTACAAATGTTGCAGTATTTCTAAATAGATTTGTGCCCCCGAAAGTGTTATTGCCAGATGATACGATATTGCCAGAAATATTTGCGTTGCCGCTTAAAAAAGTTAACCCAGTAACTGTTAAATCTTTGATAGACGCCGCTCCAGTTACAGTAATTGAAGTAAGCGCAGTTGCCGCGACATTAAAATTTGCATTAAGAGTTCCATTGACGGTTACATCTCCGCCGAAAACAGCATTTGTCCCAGTAAATCCCGTAGCATAAATCGTTCCAAAACGATTGGACACTGCACCTAAATCTACTAGTCCATCGTTATGGGGGGAAAATCTTCCAGAAACGTTTCCAGATGCGTCTAAACCATTTCGCGCAACTAAATTACCACTAAAGGTTTTTACTCCATTAATTGTTTGGTTTCCTGATTGATAAACAACGCCAGAACCATTGGGGAAAAGACCTGAATGAGCGGCGCTAACTGCTTGGTCAATTCTTTGCGATGTATTAAGTAGTGAAAAAACAGCCATATTCCTTAGACTGTTTTACACTCAACCGTTAAAATGTTCGCATCGCCCGAATAAAAATAATAATTAGGATATTCGTCTTGAGACGAAAGACATAAGTCAGAATCAACATATCCTCCGCCCTCGAATAAAAGAAAATAATTCTCTCCGTCTTCGGATTTTAAAACGGGACCGCTCGAATTAATTGTTATGGAATTATTTGAAAATATAGCAGTCATGGGATATATACAGAAATTCCGTTTCCAGCGATAAAATTAACATTACTCCAAGCAGTTACTCTATAAGAATAATAAGACTCATTACCGCGAGAAGGACTATTATCAGAATAATTTGTTGAAGTTGTTGTGGCTCCAATAATATCGCTATAAGTAAAGCCCCCATCTTCTGAAATTTGCACCTGATAATAATCTGTAAAATTAGATGCATTCCATGTTAAATTCACACTAGAGCCATTATCCACAGCAGTAATCATATGAGGCGATGGACTAGGCTCGTTGCACCAATTGTCTGAAAGCATCAAACATCCATTTTCATCCACCAAGTAATTAAAGGAATTCCCATCTCCAGAAATATACAAATAAGGATCAATAGTTAAAACATCTCCAGAGCTATCAATTAATTTGCTAGAATCAGAAGAGTATAAATAATATGGCTCTGCGCCATCAGACAGAACTCCAAATTTTTGCATTAATCCACCACCCTCATGGCATTGGAAACCAAATGAAATGTCCGCAGAAACAAGGTCATTAATTGCAGATGTCTGAGAGTAAGAGTTGAGCTTGGCATTTTCAATTTTAATAGAGCGACTCTCGGTGAAGAATCCAGTGGAGCCAGAAACTCCAGTTAATAAAAAACCAGATAATTCGGCAAAACTTTTACCCGATAAAAATAAATCTTGCGGGTCGAGAAAATTTAATTGAGCGCTGTATTTTTGCTCCCCGCCCATAATCCCAGAAAAGAAACCAGATGAAAAATTAGAAACAACAGTTGAAACGCTCAATTGACCCTGAACTGGATATTTAATTTTTCTCCCGCGAGGAAAATTACTTCCAAATCCATAGACAGTTTCCCTTTGAATCGAGAGTCCAAAATCTAGCGATTGAATCTTAGCGTCTGATAGCGGACTTAAAACAGCAGATGGGATTTCTAAATTATTTAAAATAGCCGCAAATTTTATTTCAGTTGTTGGCAGAATAGGCATTTGACCTATTGTAATCTCATCAAGAGCTACAGCGATTTGAGGCCAATCCAAAGACAAATAGTAAGAATTTTGTTCGCCACTTTCTAAATGGATTGCTGGAACTTTTACGCGGTTCGAAGAAATAACACTAGCTTCTATATTAGATCCAACGAAAGAAGCGGAAGATCGCGCTAAGTCTCCGACTTTTATTGAAAAACCATACTGATTAATAAAACAGTTTCCAATGGCCAAACATTCAATACCATTAAGAGACTGTTGATCTTGTATTTGTTTAATAAAATCATGTGATTGTTTGTCGGAGATGAAAAGATAAACATTGAACGAGGATTCACTCCTGTCTTTAAATACAGAAGAATATTCACTATTAAATCCAAAATTTAGACCAAGAGCATTTTCATTATCGAATTTTCTTGTGGGTAAAAAAGATAAATCAAAAGAAATATCGGGAGCCAAAGAAGGATCATCCACGGCTAGCTTTTGAGAGCCAATTTGAGCAGCGGAGTTTCTAGCGACTTCCACCGAAAAACCAAATGAGTCATTCAAACCAATAAACGATAATCCGCGACGATCATTTGATTGGTAATCCAAAAAATCAACCGCCACTAAAATAGAGTTACTTTTAATCCAATGCTTCATAAAATTTCCAATCCATGCTTGGCTCCAAGGTCACGCATCATTAGTGAGAAGTTCACATCTCCAGTCATCACAACAATTTCTGAAATATGCCCAATAAATGGCGCTGGAACTTGACTGTCGTGTCCAGTAGATAAAACTCCATTTGATCCATAACGATTTATGCCAATAGATCCAGGAAAAACAATATTTGAATTCCCAACCTTTAGTCCAGTTGATGGGGTTTGAGTATTTACAGCACCAGTTATAATTCCAGCAGCGCCCCCATAAATTCCTACTACATTATAAGAATTTCCAGATAATTCAGCAAAAAACGTGTTGCCGAGATTAGTCTTGCTGTATAAACGGTTGTTGGAAATCATCATTCCTCGATTCCAATAATCAGAAAAAACGCTCATAGTTCCATTCGACTGGGGTTTCACTACGGCAAAAATTGCGTATTGATTAGGGCAGTCAAGATAAGTGGATTGAGTCAAATAAGACTCGCCATTAAAATAAAGTGCTGGCCGAGCATTTAATTCCAACTCATCAAATCGAGGACGTAAAGAATCGGTGACAACCGATCTTGAAGCATTGTAATTACGAATGCTATCGCGCCATGTAAAAATACTTTCTCCATTTTTAGAATCTTTCAAAGTATCCTGTTGGAAATGGCAAATTGGATACCCATATCCAGATACATCTAAAGGAATTTTAACATTGTCGGCGTTAATGGTCCATCCGCGCCAACCTAAAGTATTAATATTATTAAAACTAAAGCTGCCAATTTTTTCATTATTCTGAAAATCTACAAACTCCCCGTCTTTAAGATCGAAAACGCCTGAGTGATTTTGAAAATTCACAAAAGCATCTAAACAATTATTGATTTGCGTCGAAGAAAATTTATTTCCGCTACAATATAATCCAGTCAGAGAGCTATTACTGTAAGTATCCAATGTCGAAATTCTATTATTGGCTATTTTTAAACTTTTTAAATTAGTTAACCCAGCAATAGATAGCTCTGACAATGAATTACTAGTTAAATCTAAATGCTCCAATTTTCTAGAGTCACTCACTAGAGCTTGAGAAATTGTGTTGCTTGGAAGAGATAATGATTTAATTGAAGAACGATCACTCAAAGAAAATGATTCAATTCTTTGGTCCTTAATAAAAACACCAGTAGCAGCGCCATAAATACCAACAGTTTCTGGGCTATTTACCCAATGCTTATCAACAAGTCCGTCCACTTGAACGAATTTTTCACCCCCATTATAGCTCAATAAGAAAAAATCATTTATAGAATCAACAGTAAATTTAATACTAGATTCATCGTTATGTTGGTTTATTAATATTGCTGGCGAATTATTTTTAAGTAATACCCCTAATGTATCTTCAATTAAATCCAACTCAATATTATTAGAGTTCTTATATACCCATGTATGACGCCATGATGGACAAAAGAAAATTTTGTCACGGTTATAAATTTTTGGAGCGCGATAAATAAATTTCAATTCTCCAAATTTACTTTCCACAAAATGAAGTAGTGATTTCGTTTGAGTATCTGTTAATCCATTAAATTTTAAATTAAGATTTTCAATAGAGTGGATATTCTTTTTATCATATACTCTTTGATAAAATGAATTGGAGAATTCAATTCTCGACACATCTGGTTTTGTAGCAACGGAATACTCGAAAGCAGTGTCTAAAAATAAATTCTGAGTCCACATACTCCCAGTGGAAAATGGGGCGTTAGAAGGGCTAGAAACGTGATTTCCTGTACAGTAAAAGAAATTGTTAAATTTATTTTGATTGTCAGCTTCAAAATATCTAATCGCGTAATTATTTACAGACTCGCCAATCTTCCACTGCTCAATATCCTGATTAACAAAAGACAGTCCACTCCAATTTAATTGAGGAGAACGGTTGTCGATAACTATTCTCGCCGCTACTTCATTTTCGGTATTAGAACGTGCCGTCCATGAAAAATCATCCGCAAAGCCACTAATGGTTTGATAAATATTAGAAGCATCTTGCATCACAACTGGCAGAGTTCCGCTTCTTGATTCGAAATAATTTAAAATTTGCGCCGCCTCCTCATCTCTAACTTTAAAAGAGAGATTATATTCAGCTATCACAGAATTCAGTGATTGGCCCATTCTTCTAAGTACACGATTAGGATATTTAACTTCGGAAGCTCGCGTAGAAAAAGAAACGGAAGATCCATATGTTGGAGATATTGTTAAACCAGTAAGCTCCGTAACACCAATAATGTTTCTGTCTCTATTGTAAAATAAATCACTCATTTTAAAAATCCTCCAAAAGTTAGATTTTTTACAGGTTGACCATCGGCGGATGATTGAATGGTTTCTCCCAGTAGTTGAGCGTTAGGAATAGAAAAATTTGCGACAGTATTAACCAAAGTACGATCCTTAATAATGATATTAACATTATCTGACGCAAAATTCTCTGCATAAGAGTAAGAATTACGCATATTAGAATCTCCAATCTCCATATCAACTGAAGCAGAGATATTAAGTGGCGAAATAAAATTTACGGACTCAGCTTTTATCCCGCCCTCCAAAGAATAAATAGGTTGCCGCGAAATATCAATAGAGTAATTTATAGACCTTACTCTATTCGATGCGAAATCCATGCCAGATACAGTAATACTCCTAGGGCTTGGAATAAATAAGCCATCATCAACTTCGCCAGTTAATACGGAAGCTCCGCTATTTAATCCACACCAAACAGAAACCCTAGCGGTTACTTGTGGGACATCTCCAACGCCGCAAGAAACAGAGTAACTGGTTAGATAGCCAGACTCAAAAGAGTAACTTTTGCCGCCGTAGGAAAAATTTCCAGAAAAAGAAGAATCGCCCGTAAAATTCAATATAGGGTCACTATAAATTAATGACCGCGAAAACTCCACTACGCTTTCAATTGGGCCGTTCATAAAAAAACCAAATGATGAATCTCCTAATACGGGAGAATTCTCTAGTGGATTTGTATAACCCAAAGATAAGCTAGAAACTCCAGATAGTTTTTGCCCATTAATTGAAAAAACTTGTTCGGTGTTTAAAAATTGATTTGAGGCACTCATTTTCCTCTAAGAGTTCCCCCTAATCTTTTTTCTTCCTGAAGAATTTGAACGACAGCCTCTTTAATGCGGCGATTCATATTTTTCTGGTCCTCACTTTGTTTACCATCTTCAGAAGCTGTTGTTTGGCCATTTTTATCCATTGCCACATTAACAGTGACATTATTTTGCGCGGATAATTTCTGAACTAATTCGTCGAGTTTGGATATAAGTTTTTCATTTAGCTCTTCTGATTTTTCATCAGATACGCCAGTGGATTGACCAGAGTTAATAGCGTTGAGCTTGGAAACTCCAAGATTTTTCATCGCTTTTGGATTTAAAACTCCCTCGCCTCCATTTAGTAAAGCTGGTACATTGTCTCCATAACCATCACCATTAACAACGCCGCCAGATGCGCGACGAGCAGAGCTTACAACGTTTCTTGATGAAAGAGATGATCCAGAAGACAATCCAGGAGGACGATCACTAATGTTCCTACCTCCAGTCATATTAGTAGAACCAAGCTCAGAAGGAGTTCCTGCATTAAAATAGGAACCAACGGCAGCGCCAGCGACTGTGACTGCGGCAGAAATAAGTAGTTGTTTTTGCCTTTCTTTTCTAGCTTTTTTAAGAGCTTCCATTTGCTCTTTATATTGCTTACGCAAATCTTTATCTTGGAAAAATAAACCAAGAGCTTGGTCTTTAGCTTCTTGAGTCGCAGACTGAAGAGGATTTCCGCTTTGGCGTGCAAAATTAGTTAAACGCACACTTTCTGGCTCAAGCTCTACTAAACCAGCACCGCTTCCTAAAGAAAACATTTTATCTGTCGCTCCAGAAGTAGCATTTTGACTTGCGTAAGCCAAAAGATTTTGCGAGCCACGAATAGCTTTGCCAGAAATGCCTGGGTCAACTAGTCCACCCTTAGCCATTTTCTGAAGACGACCTTCATTCAATGCCTCGAACAATTGAGGGCCATATTTTTTGACGCTCTGTTTATTAATCATGAATTCACCACCCATACCCATGATAGGTACATCATCTTTAGTTCCAGAGCCTCCAGTAACAGGTCCACCAGAAGCCATGCCAGAACCTCCAAAAAAACTTCCCACAGCTTTTAATCCACCAGAAACTAAGTTGCCTCCTCCGCCGCCTCCATTACCAAATAAAGCGTTCGTAGCAATCTTAGCAAGATTATCAAGAGCAGCATCACGAAGTTTATTGGCAAAGGAAAGCGCCACATCCAAGAGAGAATTTTTCAAATCTCCAGTTCCGTTAGCGGCAGCTTTCAAGGCTTCCGATAGCGCATCTTTAAATCCAAATGTTGCCGCTTCTCCAAAGTCAGAATTAAATGTGCTAATTTCATCTCTCATCTGTGCCGTAGCATTGCCAACACCAGAACGTAATGAGCGCTGCTCTTTCAGTCTCTTATTCTGAGCTTCAATTAATGCGGCGATTTGCTCATCAACATTTCCACCGCGTTCTTTAATGGAAATTATATCCTCTAGAGCTTTTTTCTCTTGAGTTAATTGAATTTTTTGAACACTTGTGGTCGCCGAAGCAATTTCAAATTCTTTTTGGCGCAAAGCTGTTCTTTCGGCCAAAAACTTCTCTCCTTCAAGACCAGTTTTACCAGATGATTGAAGATCACCAAATGCTTGTTGAGAAGCGAGTGCGGAACCAAGAGAAGAAGTATCAGTGGACCTGAGGGCATTAAGAATATTAGAAGATTCAACTTCGCCAAGATTTTGGCTGAATTGATAAGCTGCATTTGCCAAGAGAGTCATGGCTGATGCGGATTGGCCTATATAATTCTTTTGAGTTTCTAACGCAGTAATTTGATCGTTAATAGATCTATTGGCCCTTTCATACTCATCTTCAATAAGTTTTAAACCAATAACTTGCTCTTCGAGTGTTTGATCTTTATCTTTAAATAAATTTTTCTTAGCTTCCTCTCTTCGTATTTTTGCGGTATCAACACCCTCTCTTAGATTTTTAATTTGCAAATCTGTTGTCGAGCGTTGAATGTTCGCTTGCTGACTGGCTGGAAGATTTGGATTTGAACTTTGGGCGTTCAAAAGCGCAATTTGCGATTCCGTCAAAGACTTGCGAGATTCAATGTCGGAAAGCTTGGAGTTATTCTTGAGAGTTGCTAAAGATTGCTGTGCGCGAATTTGCTCAGTAATTTTAGCTTCAGCCTTTAACTGCTCATTAGTAATACCTAATTGACCTCTTTTTGCCGCGCTAATGTCATCAATTCCACTAAGCTGAGCTAGGATTTCAGCTTTGGTTGTTTCGAGCACTTGATCGCCGCCCAAAGTATCTATTAGAGCTACAATTTGCCTTTTTGTCTCCTCGACCCCAAGACCCAATCCTTTAATCTGCTCAACACCAGACTTCAACTCTTCCACCTTGATAGTGTAGCCACCTTCACCAGCAAGTTTATCAAGGTTTTTTGTGGCAATATCAAAAATATCGCCACGCAAGGATCTTTCCAGCTTTAAAACCTCAAGTCTGGCTTGTAAATCAGCCCGTTCAACGTTTGAAATTTGAGAAGTTTTGATTTGCGTCTCTAAAATTCTTTCTGCATCCGTGGCGAAATCTAGTTGTAATTTTTTTAATTGAATAGCGGATGCAACTTGAGCTTGAGCAGTTTCAGGATTAGAGAATAACTCTGGATCACGAGCTTGTTGCTCCGCCCGTAATGATGGTTTTCCCTGAAAATATCCCGTTAAGCGAGTTGTCGCGGATTCTTTGCCGCCCGAAGATAAATTAAAAATATCTGGGCTGCGAATATACTCAAACGCTGAAGTAATAATTTTTTCACGCAACTGCTCAAGACCATCTTTTGCAGATACTTCGATTTTTTTATCTTTTGCAAAAGTTTTTAATTCTTCCTCGGATAAAGACCCTATTCTCGCAAACAAATCCGCCAAGACAGTTTGAACATCTTTTGGAAGGTCTGATACCAATTCTTTCCTAAATACACCCGTTGCAAAACTCTTATTTACGGCATACCCGCCTACGTCCGATATTCTATTTTCTACAACTTCTACTCTGTTACCAGTCTTTTGTTTACCAAGAATTTCTCCAATTTGTTTTCTGAATAATTCAGACTGAACTTCTTCTGGTTTTTTACCTTCAGTATCAACACCTTGAAGCTTAGCTCGAATAGAGGCTTGCTGATTAGTTTGCTGGAGTTTTAAATCCCTAAAGACATCTTCTCTTGTTTTCCCTACGAATTGACCATTCTCAAATAAAGACTTACTAAAGGTTTCTAGTGATTCTTTCGCCCTTTCGCCCTCTGCGGATAAACCAGTAACAAATTCTCTAATTGATGCATACGCATTAATACCGAAATATTTTAATACTGAATTAACAGCGAATAAACCAATTGCTACCTGCCCAATAACAGGAAGAAGTCTTACGAATCCAGCACTAAATTTAGTTAGACCCCCAGCAACTGATCCGAGGATAGATCCAACCTTTGCAGCCCTAGAATTTCCAGCCAATAAACCAACGGCACTGGAACCAAGTCCTTGGCGTCTTGCAGAAAACGCTCTACCAAAATTACCGCCAACACCCCCAAGTAATCTAGATCCACTACCAGCATTTAAGCCACCAAGCTCGCTAAGTTTTTTAATGCCGACAAAAGCAATAGCTAAATCCCTAATAGTATCAATAGTAGTATCTATCTCAAACCCTAAAACTGAAAACGCCTCTTTGAGAACGCTTGCTCCAAGAAAAATAGTGCCAGTTTGAGCGCCAAATTCAGTAGCAGCTTCGCTGAAAGATTTACTAATTTCTTCGGTAGAATCAGCCAAGTCTGTTTGCTCTGACGCTAGTCTTTCAGACGCCCCAAATGAAGCCATGGAACCACCAGATGTTCTATTCCTAACCTCAAAATTATTCACTGCATTTGCGGCAGCAGAAAATCCGCGAGGTTGATTTTCAATAGCGGCGAGTCTTCTTTCTAGTCCAATTTGAGTCGCTCTAGTTAGTGGATCGCTTGATTTAGCTTGGCCACGAACAGGTTGATAAGAACCGAGAGGATTAAAAGCGCCAAAAGACTTTTTGTATTCTGGATTCTCTTCCACACCCTTATCCGTATTGATAAATGGCTCTATTAATTTACCGTCAACCATTCCCCCAAATCCACCTAATCTAGTAATACTTCTGCTCAAAGCAAGAGGATTGCCTCCTCCAATTTGTGTTCTAGCTTTAGATTGGCTAGTGTTGCTATAACCTATGTTATTCAACATAGCAGCTTTTGAAAGAGGATCGCTTAAATTAGCTGCATCAGTTTTTATTTTACTAACTCTAGCAGATTCAGCAGCTCTTAACTTTCGCTTTTGAGCGTTTTCTTTAATCTGTAAATCATAAGCGTCTTTGACCGAAGTCTCATATGTTTTTAATTCTTTAGAGAATCTAATCGCCGTTGTTCCAATCTCCCGCAAAGATTTACCCGTCAAATTAAAACCAGCCTCTCTTACGGCTTTATTAATTGCATTGGTAAACTTTAATCCAGCCACATTTTGATTTGATAAAGTACGAGCAGTTTGCTCAACTACTTTTTCAAGTTTTCCAACCGAAAGGAATTTACCTGATTTGCTCGCTACCGTTGAGCCAGAAAGGGATAAAGATGGAACTTCGCCTTCTGCCGCCCTTTTCCCATAGCCCATCTTATCCAACATATCCCGATTAAGAACTGCCGCCCCACTACCCATTGGAGCAATAGCTTCAGAAGTATTGGCTACCATCGGACCTTTTTTGCCGCCACCAAATGGAAAATCTTTAATTAAAACAACGCCAGCGTTTCTATTTGCCCCGCCGACACCTTTTTTAATATCAGCATACTCAGCTTGAATTAAGTCAGGAACATAACCTTTTGCCGCGCCAAATCCCTTTCTGCCTCTTGGGGTTGGCTGACCACTCGCGCCAATACCAAACGAAGGGGCAATAGCTCCAGCAATAGCTTTTGATGTGGCTATTCGCCGAGCATCTTGGTCTGCGGCGTCTTTATAAGCTTTTGCAAGTAATTGAGCTTGAGCAACTTGGTTACCACCAAGACTGAGCAACTGCGCTTCAATATCCTCTCTAGTTCTAAGGGTATTTAAAATAGAAACTTGAATAGCCTCTTGATTTTTGGAGGCAGCATTAATTCCAAGAACATTAGTGAAACTATCTTTTGCGAAGACGGCAAACTTCTTTAGAATCAAACCAATAGATAAAGCTCCAGCAGCACCAGCAACAAGAATACCGTCGCCAATAATATTAGCAAGCGCTTTTGTAAACGATGGCCCCTCTTTAGAAAGGCCGTCAATTAGAAACTTCCCAATTCCACCAAGAGCTTCAGTAATATTACTTAAAGCTGGAGCAATAGTCACATCTCCAAATAAAGATCCCAACTGAGTCCCAGTGGCAAGTAATCCTTTAATTTGAGAATCGAGAGTTTGATTCAGTTTTTCATTCGCAATAGCAGCTTCAATAGATGCGTTTGCTGAAGTAGAAACGACTTCATCATACCTTCTTGAAGCACCCTCTGCGCTTTTCAAAGCATTTGTTAAAGCGGATAACTGATTGATTTGAAGCGTACCAGCTAATTGGCGTAAAGCGGTTCTTTTCGCCGTTTCATCCATACCGTTTAAACTATTGGCAAAATTGTCAATAATTTTAATGGCTGGCAAAAAATTTTCGTTAACATCAGTAACGGAAACTCCCAATTGACGAAGTTGAGCTATACTTTCTGGGCGACCAACGCGCTCGAAAATAGTTTTCAGGGAGTTACCAATAACTGAGCCACCGCGAGCAGTAGCCTCTTGAAGAACTGTAACCGTTGCTGTTAATTCATCAAATCCAACACCAGCCTCCTGAGCAAAAGAACCAGACCTCTTGATAGCTTCAATCAAATCCGCACTTGAAACAGCGTATTTATTATCGACAGCAATTAATTTATTTAAAACATCCGTAGTTGAAAGACCTTCTTTTTTGAAAGTATTTACGGCGGCAGTTAAACCCTCAACTGAGGATTTGGCATCCAAACCAGAAAGGCGAGTAAGAACCAAGGCATCTTTAACGCGAGTAAGGGTTTCGGCAGCGCCTAAACCTTGACGAGCAAATTCGAGAGCAGCTTTGGAGGTTTCATCAAAAGACTGTCCCGTCTGACGAGCAACATCAAAAACTCCACGACCAAATTTTTCTAATTGGCCAGCAGTAGAGGTAAATTGGTCGCCAACAACAGCGATTTTCGCGAATGCAGCTTCAACTTCAATTGTTGATTTAACAAGATTAACAAAACCTCTTTGAAGGGCTGAAATAACCGCAACAGAAGCGCCGAAAGCAAGAACGCGAGCATTTGCCGCTTCTAAACTTTTCGTAAATTCATCCGCACTACCAGAAAGCCTACCAAGTCCTTTATTTATTCCATCTAAACCTCTAGCATCAGTAGCTAGATTAACTTTGAGTGGGCGTCTAGATACGGTATCTTGGAGCTTACGCATTGCTTGCGTAATTCCATCGAATTCTGGCTGAAATGAAATTTTTGGGTCGTTGGCCATCCTTAGTCCTTGTTCTAAGGATTTACACGCTGGTCAGTTTTGTTCTCATAGGATTTTGACGTAGGGACATATTGTTTATGATAACTATTTAGTGTAAATAGGTATAAATGGACATTGGAATATACAGAATTACTTGCACGGGAAATAATAAATGCTATATTGGACAATCTATATACCTCCATCGTAGAGAAAATGAGCATTTAAACGATTTAAAAAGAGGAAAACATCACAACCGTTTTCTACAAAATTCATACAAGAAATATGGATCAGACTCTATAAAATTTGAAATAATCGAACTATGCGAAAAAAGCCAGCTAAATAAAAGAGAGGTTTACTGGATTGAATACCACAACTCTTTTCGCGATGGATTTAATTCCACGCTCGGCGGAAAACTAAATTATATCGAGCCTAAAAAGTTTGATTTTGTAAATTTGAAACGCGGAATTGAAGTTTATTGCAGCATACCAGAATTAGTGGCAATGTATCCAGACGACAATCTGGATAAAAGTTATTTATATAAAACAATTAACGGAAAGACCTTTTCTTATAGAGGGTGGAGTTACAAACACTCAATTTTTAAATCTCAAAAAGGGGTCAAGCATAGAATCCCAATCTCTATGACAAATATAGCCTCTGGAGAAACGCTGTCATTTATTAGTATGACGGAAGCCGCTAAATATATTGGAACTGAGGTAAGTTCGATAATTTTAATTAAAAAAGGGAGGGGAACTCATGTGAAAGGTTGGACAATCGAAGGAGTCAAAAACAAAAAACAATGGAAAACTATTGAAATTAAACTTGAAAATATAAAGACTGGGGAAATTAAATCCTTCGCTTCTCGCTCGGAAGCGGCTAAATATTTAAATGTTGATTCTGGGTTTATAACTCGGTTAGCTCAAAATAAAATTCAAACATGCAAAGGTTGGAAAATTCTTGGGACTACTTTGGAAAATAAGAGTAAAAAACATATATATGCGAAGAACCAAGGAAAAATTTATTTTTTTGAATCTGGTAACTCATTTGCTAAATACCTTAATGTGCATCGCGATACGCTCAAATTCTTCTTGACGGGAAAAAGAAATCACTATAAAACTTGGAGCAAACCTAGTGAAGACGAATTCCAAGTTTTGCCAATAATTGATCCTGCGAAAGATAACCATTCGAATTCTTCAATTCTTCCGCCAAATCTCCAACCTTAACACCGTCATCAGCCATATATTCAGCATCCTCTCTCGTTCCTACGACAAAAGATGTTGAGCCTTCTCTGTCTGAATTCTTAGGTTTGGCCTTATCTTTATTTCTTGAGGATTCTGCGAAATCGAGTAAAGCTTTAGGATCTTTGCGAATACGATCAGGAATTTTATCAACATTTTGAAATATGTTAAGAAACATTCTTCCATAAACAAGAATCTTCTGCTGAAAAATACTAGTTTTAATTAGTGGTAAACCAAAAAAATCCCATGGCTTTTCACAAAATGGCATATACATATTAAAAAAGTCACACAATACTGCTTTCTGAATATTCTCATCAGAAAAACGCACCATCATTTTTTGATAACCTTCATAAATGCCAGATAAGTCATCTAACTCAATAGCCCCAAATTCTTCGTCGGAAAATTTTAGATTCTTTAAACTTTCATCAAAATAAATTAAATGGCGCAAAAATTCTTCATTCGCTTTTCGCGCTGCAAAATCTTCAGCAGTTTGGCCAATTAATTCTCTTTTTTTAGAGCGTAAAATATTTAATTTACCCTCTTCTTCATCAATTAATTTTTGTGCTTCTTTTTGTTGCGAAGGTAAAACGCATTTTTTTTTACTTTGCAAAAGATTTTTAACGTAGATTTCGCTTTCTGAAATTTTTAAATCATCTTCGTCAGTCCAGTCGCCATCTTTTTTTAATTGCTCAAGACGATCATTTTCGGAGCAGATGCCTTTGGCGATAGTTTTTTCCGTGAAATATTCAACTAATTTTGATAGTCTATTTTGATCATTGATATTGATATGACGAAGAAAAACCGAGTCGCCTTGATAGGTCAACTCGGTATACCCTTGGAAAATCTCCGAAATAAGGGAGATGTAGTTACTATCAACCATTACCTTCGATAGACTTAATCATATCCGCCAACTCTTCTGGCGTTGCATTGCGATTATACTGCCAAACAGCATAAACAATCCAAAGCTTTTGTCGCACTTGAGAATAAACCTCATCAGGATTTTCTTCTTTAGTATAGTAACTTTCGCGCCTTTCTTCCGTATCCGCGCCAGAATAAAGAGGAACAAGTTTTTCGCCGTCTTCAATCCATGAAAGATTCAGTGCATACCAGAGAAGTCTTTGAGAATCAGCCTTTGTTTCAGCGGTAAGCTCAAAAAGATTTTGGTAACGATTCTCAATCTTAAGAATAGTTTGAGTCAAATCAATAACTTGAGTAGATAGTTCGTCTACTTTCTTATTCTTTTTCTTGCCATTTTCGGCGAAGGCACTTAGTTTCGTATATTCATCACGAACTTCACCTAGCTCCTTGAGTAGTTTTGCATATTCCTTGGCGTCAGCATCGCTCATCAACCCGCCATTATCGCTATACTTGTTCGCAAGCATAGCCTTTGTAACGAGGCCACGCTTCAAAAATTTTGAAAACTGAACAGCATACTCTTCTTCAGCCTCATCTTCTTGGCGGCGAGTTGGTCGCTTAATAACAACCTTAACTGGTTCATCGACAGTCTTTTTCAGCGTTTTAGTAATTTCGGCTCCAGATTCATCAATGGTTGTCTCTTTTTCAGACTTTTCCACTTTACGGTTTACGGAGAAGGTATAAAGAATTTTATCGTCAGGCATGGTATTAATAATAGCAGAAAATTATTGTTTAAACACAAAAGTTACATTATACCTATCAGTTTCAGAATCCATCGCTCGCGAGACATCGTTTCCAACATCAAGAATTTTCTTACGAATTCTTAAAAATCTGTCATCAGTTAAAGGATTTGCAGCGTAAAGCATTGGTAAATACTCACTTGGCAATTGATCTTGCAAAAGACGGTATCTCTCATCGTGATCTTCTTTAATGCTTTCAATCTCCGAAAGTAAAGTTTTAAAGAGACTTTTTACGTGGGCATGTTGCCGCTCCAATAGTTGTTCCTTGGCGTTCATTTTTTCCTGTTCCTTAGCTATTGTTACACTTGCAGTGTAAATTCTACTATGGCGACCAGTTATTTAACCACGTTACAAAAACGAAATATTGCAGATGTGTTCGACAATATTGCGAAAACGTTTGAGAGAACAATTTATGGGTTTAAAGACGGCGAAAGAATTTCTTTGGCATCGAATCCGCAATTCAATGCTTTTTACAAGCAGCAAAGTTCAAATACCGAATTTTCTGAAGTCTCTATGGAGATTCAAGCACGCATTAGATATGTTAAATCTGATGAAGAATTATTTACGCTTAAAGGTAATTCTAACGATTCAGAACAGCAAAATAAAATAGCCTTACCTGCTGGTTCAGTTAAAATAAAAGTAAATAGAGAAGGCTACGAGTTTATCAGGGACGCACGCAGAATAGAACTTGATGGAAATAGATTTTCCATTGTTTCAAATGCTCGCCAAATTGCAATGTTCGGCCCAGACTATTCTCCATATTACGAATATATCCTCACTCCAACCGACGAGTCGTAATGGCTAAATTTTCTATTGGAAATCTAAAAGAGCAACTTAAAAAGCAACTTAAAAATACTCAAGTTGTTAAAAAAATTATTACATATTTAAATCCGCCCACTCAAAAAGTTTTTTCTCGATTAAAATCTGAAATGATTAGCGAGTTTCGCCAATTGAAAGTTGTAGAAGCTATCGAATATGGGCCTGGGTTTGGAGACAATGACTTTGCTGGAATTTTGGGCGGGTCAGGCGATTTGTTTTCTTTCTTGGGTTTTAAGCGCCGTCAAAAACCCATTAATGCCTTAATAGCATTATTTAAAAAAATGAAAATTCGACGCACAGTTTATTTGACATGGGTGGTAGATGATTTTCCCACGATAGATAGTATTGAAGAAGTTACGAAAGACCAATTAGAATGGGCTAGCGGATATTCTTGGGCCACTGGATTAGAGGATGGAATTCCAGGTCTGGGCAGATATGTAAATGCACCTTTCGCTTCTATGGATGTGGGCGAATCAAGATCGCATTATGGCTTGCAGAAGAAAAATGGGTCAAATGCATCAACCCAACCGATAAAATGGATAACCCCTTTTATAAGAGATTGGTTTGTTAAATTTGAAGCCGCAGGGTTTAAAATAGCCAAAGAAGTGTAGGGGTGTAAATCTTTAATATGGTTCCGCAATTTTCCCACGAAGTTCAGTCGTCATTCATTTTATGGTTTGACCATCATCTTCTTGATAAAGGGCAAGCTTTCACTAATAAAACAGGAAAATTTTATTACGCCGCTGATTCTTCTATTCCAACATATAAAAGTTTTTCTTCACCATACAAGCAATGGGTAGCCGATTCTTCAATATCTGGGGCTATAGTTCCTTCTGGCGTGTGGGTGAATAATAATTTTTCTGGCCGCTCAAATAATTTATTTTTAGATTATGATAACGGACGAGTTCTTGCTAGCGGCCTATCAACTTCCACTCAACCAACAGGATCTTTTGCTCATAAAGAGTTTAATGTCTACGCTACGAATGATTCAGTAGAAGATTTAATTATTGAGAGAAAATATTTGCCAGCACCAAAAGTCGGCACAAATATTGCCGTTTCTGGCATTCCTCCGTATCAACCAATAGTTCCAGCAATTTTTATTGCAGCCCAAAATGTTGAAAATGCACCATTTGCCTTTGGTGGCATGGATACAACAGAGGTGAAATTAACTGCCACGATTTTCTGCGAGACAAACTATCAATTAGATGGAGTCCTAGGACTCTTTGCTGATACAAGAGACAAAACAATTGCCCGTATTCCTTTCGCGAGCGCTCCTTTTAATGAATTTGGCGACCTTAAGACAGGATATTATAATTATAATAATCTATCTAGTCAGAGTCTTATTAGCGGATTGCCGCTCTTTATTGAAAGGGTTTCGACAGTTAAAATAACAGATCAATTACGGAAATCCGTGCAAAATGAAATGTTTATTGGCTTAATTAACTTTACCGTAAGCCAACAAAGATACCCAAGAGCTTAAATTTTTGTGCAGTAAGCTAAATATACTAGCTCTTTAGTGTAAAGACAATTAACCCCTCTAATATACTAAAATGGCCCGTAACAGAACTATTTACAACACTGAAGGCTTGATGGTAAGCCAAAACCTCCTATCTTCAGGCTCAACCACTCATGCCCAGCTAAAGCGAGTCCAGAGCGCTAACTATGGCTTTGAAATCGCCCGAACAGACGTTAATCAATTTGGCGAACTAGCCGCAATTGACCGTCTTGTTACCTCATCCCCAACAGTTAATCTTGATTTTTCTTATTATCTCGCTGATGGATATAATGAAAGAGCACTTGGATTCTTAGTTTCTAATTCGGGCGGCATTGGAGAAGGCAACTTCGCTTCTGGCGCAATCGTTGGAAATTCTGGTGTTAATTTCTATATCGTAACTGGCCCAGATGGAGAAGATCTTAATATCGCCAATCTCAGTGGCAAAGCTACTATTGGTATTGGTAATGCATTTATTTCCAATTATTCTGTATCTGCTGCCGTTGGAGATTTCCCAACTGTTTCTGTATCAGCAGAGGCTCTTAATATTAATGCTGCCACTTATATTTCTGGCGCGACTACTCCTACTGGAACAGTTTCACCAGCTATTGCTCCCGAAAGCGGTACGCCAATTAATACTAATAACGTTATCAGACTTCCAGCGCCAACTGCTGGCAGTGGCCCAACAGCATTGAGAGGTGGCGATATTACCTTTTCATTTGGCGACTTTATAGGTACTGCCACTGGAAAAGCATCTTCGATTGCTGATCTCAACATGTCTACTAGCAACAGTATCAACATTCAGAGTTTTGAACTTTCTCTTCCTCTTTCCCGAAGCCCAATTGAAAGACTTGGTTCTAAATTTGCATTTGCGCGAGTTACCGACTTCCCAATTACAGCAACGCTTTCTATCGAAGCTATTGTTAATGAAACTGTAGCTAGAAACCTTGCTTCTATGATTGACGATACAACTGAAAACGATGTATCGGTTACTATTCGCAAACCAGGAAGCACTGAAGTAGCTATGAAATACACTCTTAAAGGCGCTCGCCTTGATAGTGAAAGCTTCAGTTCTGACATCGGATCAAATAAGAGTGTGTCTTTGACCTTTAGCTCTCAGATTGGTGGGCCAAATGCAACTGCTCGCGGAGTGTTCGCTTCAGGCGCTTCAGTAGATACTATCTTCAGTTAATATACTAATTAATTACTTGAAACCCACCTGAAAAGGTGGGTTTTTTGTTTTGTTTAGCGGACGCTTGAAATGCAACTCAAGTGTAAATATGATTACAGGGCGCATGACTTTCATTTGAATTGTCGCGCCAAAAAATAAAAAAATAGACCCGCCCTTTAATTGGGGCGGGTCGCTAATTTTTAAGTTAAGTTATAACGAGTAATAAGACGCATACGCATACCCAGTAACCTGCATATCCAATCCGTTGATACTCTGAGGGCGTGCTCCATACATGCAATACTTATCCGCCGCTCTTTCTGCCGCGTTTGCAGCGTCTGTAGCCATGCCTCTAAAAGTCTTAGCAATCTCACTGCGGTTAGCAAATTGAATCTTATTATCGCCATCAGAAACAGAAAGAATATTCTCTCCGTTTGCGCTAGAAATCACTCCTCTAGCAGCATTTCTTGCTTGCCGTTCATAGTAACCAGCAAGATACATTGACTGAAAAATAGCTCGCGCCTCCTCATCAATTTCTGGATCAGCACCTGAAAAACTTGTATTTATCAAGTTATTTAAACTGCCAACACTAGCCGCAAACCACCCGCTAATTTGTGAAAACGTAGTGATTGTAGTATCAGAGTCGAACTCTGTAGTAAAAACGTCTCTGGCGAGTCCTGAGAATGTATTGTAGGGCATGTATTAATTTACACCTCTACAACTAATACGTCTTCATTCCCAATGATTTCATTAACGCCAAATGCTGTGGGTTATTTTTATCAAATTGAGGAGTTGGCGCTCTTTTAGGAATATTTAATGCGTGTTGATGCGTTCCAGCATTACGCTCAAAAGAGCGAATAAGCGCCGCTTTAATTTCTGTGGACGAAAGGTATTTATTAACGCCAACCTTAGCAGCCATATTTTGCAAATCTACAATTCCCATTGCTTCTAGATTTTCCTTGAATAAGCGAATATCAGTAGTGCCAAATGCATTTGTTTTTTTTGTGGCAAAAATAGCTTCTAATGAACGAAGTTCGTTCAAATCTTCAAGTTGGCCATTAGCGGTTTCCATATTATCTAGTGGATCAGTCATATAGTTAATAATAAACAAAACGGCAGAAATAAACACAAAAAAGCCCAAGGCTCGAAAGCCTTGGGCGAATTTGTTTAGTTAGTTTAGCAGATAAGACCAGTCAGCACACGGTTATCCAAGATGATGCGTCCTTCAGAAAGACCACCGAAGTAACCAATTTTCTTAGTGCGGCTAGAAGCAGTTTCGAACTGATTATCAACTTCGAAGACGAACTCAGAACCAACTTCTGCATCCACTTCCGCAAGGCGGATAAGGGAGTTAGCAGCGCGGGAGCGGTCAATGCCGAGGATAAGTTCGGTTGCAGCACCATCGAAGGCAGCAGATCCAGTAGAACCATCAGCTTGTGAGTAGTTGGTGCTACCAGCGGCAACATCGAATACGGTGTTGAAGCGTTGGTTAAGACCAAATTCATTGAACTCATGAATAGCTTGACCGTAGAAGGTTGTCACATCAGCGGCGCTGAAAAGAGCTTCACGAATGCTATCAGGAGCGGCAAGGCCGTCTTTGATTGCGCTAGTCTGAGGAGCGGCTTTGGTGTTGATTGGTTGGTAAGCCATTTCGCGTAGGCTGGCCATCTTCTCAGGGGAGAGGAAGAGGTCAGTTGTGCGGCCACGGGAGCCAACAGGAGTTCCACCCAGATAAGATGTATAAATTCTTTTGCTAAGAGTAATCAAAGCATTGAAGTCATCAGGCAAGAGGCGACCAGTGGAAGCAACGCGGAAAACGTGCTGTTTGCCGCTAGTTGAAGCTGCTGCAAGAGCGGCCATAATTGGACCAACAGACTTGTTTTCGACTTGGAACAGGATGCTCTGAAGAGCTTTGCTCATTGTGCGGCCAACGACATCGAGATTAGGCGATTTTGCAAGCATACGACGATCAAAGGAGAGAGCGGTATTAAGTTCGTAGGTGCGAACAAACATCTCAGAAATGACTGGCACAACTTCATTAGTTCCAAGACCACCAGCGGCAGTCGAACTGAAGACTTGAATGTATTCTTCATCGGTAACATCGTAGAACAGGTCAGTGCGAAGGCTTGGAGCCTCGTTGCTGTCATACGTAGTTGTCGTATAAAGATTTCCAAGAATCGGAGCCTGTTCAGCGGCGGCTGAAAGAACTGGACCCATATAGGCAGCAAAGATCTGCTGTGCTTCAGCGGCAACCGTTTTGTCGCGGCTGGCCATAGCTTTCAGAAGCTCAATCTGCTCGTTAGTTTTTTCGAAGGTAATTTTCATTTAGTAGAGTAAGTATTATTTGTTGAGCGTTGAGTATTAGCCAATCTTGATTTGGAAGAAATTACCGCTGAAAAGATCAGGGGAGCTTGAACCATTGGAACCGCGAGAGCCAGAACCGAGAACTTGACCGAAGCGAGCAGCGTCAGTTGCAGTGCAACCAGTGAGCTTACCGCTAACGGTGGAAAGCTTTACGCCAGCACCAAGAGTGAGAACTCCGTCGATTGCAGTCTGGAAAAAGGTGAAAATACCTTTTGTCGCGACAGGAACCGAGTCACCACGCATTGTAACTTGCATCTGCTCAGCTTTTTCTTGGCGATTAAGCATGAACTTCTGGCCGTTTTCATCAAAGTCAGCAGTTTGACGAAGAGTGATTCCAAGAGGAATATCGCCAGATGCAGCAGGACGAACCTTAAGGCTAGTTTTTGCATATTCGTTGAAACCCATGAAAGGGTAATCTTTCTTACCAAGGAAAGTATCAGCGGTATAGGTGATAGCATCCAAGTTAAGGTTGCCAGAGGCAATCGTCACGACGATTCCAGCGTCTCCGAAACCTGTTCCAGTGGACGAGTTGTTGATGTAGAGATCATCGAGAGCATAGTTATTAACTACATCCCAAGGATTGAGGGTTTGACTAGGTAGGATACGGCGTGCCATATGTTTTTATTTAGTGGGGGAGATTACTGAGAGATTTTGACTTTAAGTGCGGAACCAAAACGATCTGCGAGAGATTTTTCAGCGCCAGTATTTTCGTTATTATTGCTTACACTTTTTTCTTCGGTTGCTTCAGCCTTTTCAAGGGCTTCGTCAATAGCTTTGCCTTCTTCGCCAGCCTTAACGGTTGAAGCGGTAGAAAGTTCGGCGAGCTTCTTAGAAACTTCGGATTGAATTTTTTCGTCCAATTCTTTTTGGTAAGCGGCCTTAGCGATTTTGTTTTTGTGTTTCCAAAGTTTAGCCATTTTATCTTTGAAAGCAGCGAAGGCTTCGTCTTTGTCGTCTTCATCCTTGACTTCGATAGTCTTAAGCTCAGATGCTACAACGGCAGAATCTTCTTCATCCATTTCGTATTCATCCTGCATTGCGGCCATGCGCTCGTTATAACGAATCATGGTTTTGGCGGCGCGAGACTGTTCTTCCATCTCATACATCTTGCGTTCAGCAGCGGCCATCTTAGTGCTCATTTTTTCTACCTGAGCATAGAGTTCAGTTAGCTTAGATTCAGAAGCTTCGCGATCAGTGCGAGCCTTATCACGCTCCATGATAAATTCATTGTTCGCTTCTTTAATCGCGGACTCAATAGTTTTACGAACAGAAGCAACAGCTTCCTCGTTTTGGTTTTCGGCCACAAGCTTTTTAACGCTCAGTGCCATTTCTTGGATAGTTTCTTCGATGTCCATGTTTTTTAGTAAAAGATTCGGGGTCTTGTCAATTATTACACATTTTTTTTCCTTCGGCGCAAAGAGAGAGATTTTAGCACTGGATTTTTGTTTTTTACCATCGTCCACTAACACACCAGAAACTTTTGCGGCTGGGCTTGATGTGTATGCAAAAGCCGTAGGCAAAACATCTGGCCCTAATACTTTTCTGTAAATTGGAGTCTTGCCGTCAGGAAGGAAACCTGTGCCACCATACTTCTTAAGATACTTTCTCATCTCAGAAATTTGCTTTGCGTCCGAAATAATTTCGGCATCTTTTAGATACCTACTTCCCAATACAAGATGAAAATCTCTAAATGAAATCTCCCACGAAGTACTAATTTTTTGGTAAAATTTATCTTTTGGATCAGCAGCTTTAATTAGCAATTCGGCGAACTCTTTATACAGATGTCTGTAAACAACAGATCCAAGAGCCACATTAAAAACCTCATCACTATTCTTTACGTCAGCGGCAGAAATAATTCTTGTATCGTCTTCAAAAGTTGAGAACGCTGACTTTACAATATGGCCAACAATTTTCGGGCCTCTATGTTCAAGGTTAATGGGTTTATGCCTGAATAAATCAATAATTTGAACAGCAGTTTCAGAGTCTATAGAGTCGCCGTTTTTATTTACATAGTTAATATTGCAGCCATTGAAAGATGTGGCTAGTAAATCAACATTGCGCGACAAATCAATTTCATCAGAGGGCAATAGATCTCTTAACCCTTCTAAGGAAGCCGTAGAAAGCTCAGAATCCTTCCATGAGCTTGCCTTCAAGATGGGAATATCTTTAAAAAAAGATTTATGCAGAAGAAGCGGCATCAGGTAATTTACACAGAAGGAAAAAAGTATTATTTAACGCGCTGCCCAAATATACAGAGCCGCCGCATAGTCATCTAGGCCAGATTCAGCAGCGAGAACTTGAATCTCCTCAGATGGAACTAAATCAATAATTTTAGCTGGTGTTTCAACGCATTCTAGCGCGCGATTATTCCATGAAACTGGCTCAGAAGATGCCACAACCTTCTCAGTTAATTCACGGGCCAAAATCTTTTGTTCAGCAGTTAATTCCAAGTTGGTTTTTTGTTTGATTTGATCTAGAATAAAACACTCCAAATCATTTGCCGCCAAAGTAATCTCTTTAATTGATTCAAGAGAAACGGACGCAATAGAACCACTTGGTCTTCCAGCGGGAGTCATCACTTTGCTCTTCTCGCTCATAGGCGCGGCGCTTTTATTTGGATCAATTGGTGTGCTAACAATAGGCACGGGAGAAAGCGGCATCCATTTGTTGCCTTTTCGATCTTTAATATATTGATCTTGCTCAAGACCAATTTCATCATCATCTGGAAACTCACCGCGTTTAAATACCCGCATAAGCTCTTGTGGCGTAAGAATGCCAAGTTCAGCTAAACGGTTTGCTATGCGCATTAATTCTGTATTATCTTGCAAAGAGATGTCAGTAAACATCGCTACGGGCGTTTGCCTGAACCCCATAATCTTGGATACTCGTTTAATTTCTGATTGTAAAAATTCCAAAAAGGAATTGCGAGCTTCACGAAGCTTATCAAGAAATACATTGATTTTAGCTGTAGTATTTCCGTATTTTTCTTCACCCACAATAATATTCTGCAAGCCTTCGCGAATATCTTGATTTAGAATTGTATATTTTTCTGGGCCAAGAACCTTTTTTAAGTCGGGCAAAATAAAATCAGCACTAGTTGTGTAGTCGGCCACAAGAGTTCGACCAGTTGTTCCATTTAAAAATAACTTTCTCAATGACTCAATATTTTGCTGATTAATTCCGCCGCCATATTGATCTTTTTTCTCGCCAGTCTTAATCAAAAGAATAACGTTTTCAACCGTTCGCATAATCGCTTGGTCAGCACGTTTCATTTCAATCTTAGCGTTAATATCTTCTAAAACTTGCCATCCAAAAGGAATAGCGAAAGGTTCATAATGCTGTTTCTTAGCGAAAGACGAATGGATTTTTAGCGGATCAAGCTTAATTCTAATGCCTTCACTCGGCGCGATTCCTGATTTAATTTGTTTTTTCAAATCCTCTGGAAGGGCATCAAATAATTCTTTATCATCATCAGTAATTGGATTTTTTAACCGCGCAAGTTCTGATTTTGACAATACTTTTTCATAAGCATTCTCGTAGAATGAAGAAACATTGTTAGCCACCATATCGGATGGATTAAGCAGAATGTATCTTAATGGAATAACATCGCTCGATACCCCATCTTCTTCTGCGTAAACCGTTGAAAGGCGCATAAAGTCTTCGACTGAAAACTTTCCATCAACACGATATAAAAAGATATTACTAGAGCGAAAATACTCTAAAAAGTAATTCTTTTTTAAATCCCAAAGATTAATCTTGCGGAACCAGCGAGCGAAGAAGTCGCGAGAAGCTTTATTTCCATACTTTAGATAAACATCCGTGTTAGAAAACTCACTCATCAAGTCCACAGCATTCTTATAGCTCGCTACATTAGCGTATGTCTTTTGAGTAAGCTCAATAGCGTCTCGCATATCCACACCCCAATTATTGTATGAATACGGCATAGTCATTTGCCGTAACTGGGAATATTTATCTACTGATGGAACAATAGCTGAGCGATTAATTCTGCCGCCATAAGTTTCGGAAGCTGAACGAGTCGATGCTTTGGCCATTTCCGATCCTAAAACAACAAAAGGGTCGCCAAAACTCTCTGGCTCGAAAGTCGAAGCGGTAGAAGTTTCTTGACTTTGGGACTTTGGTTGAGATACTTTCGACCAATAAGATTCATCTCGCTTTGTATAACTTCTTGCCATATAAAGATATTACACAAAGTTGGCAAAAGTTACTTATTGTCGGCTTTTAACAAATGAATGGCGTAAATGTTCCATAATCATCCTCCTCTGGCATTTTCAACATATCAAAGTAAATCTTCTTGCCCCAATTACCAAGAAGCAGCGCCGAATATAAATCTTTTCTACAGCGACTAGCTCCACGCTGCTGTTTTAAATTTCTAGGGAGATCAAATGTTTGGTTTCCATTCGGCGTAGAAGAAACTTCAATAAGAGCGCATTGAGTTTTGGTTAAATCAATAAGATCTTTAAGATTTTCTACAAAATCAACACTCGTAGCATCCAGATCCTTAACTTCATTAAGAAATTTCAAAGATTTAATTGGAATATCAGCATTAATTTGTTTTGTAAAATCCGAATCAATGGCCGCGCCAGCAAACATTAAATCTTTTGTATCGAATGATCTCTGTAACAATTCGTTGGCAGACCTAATCCAATTAGATGATGGTTTTCTTAAAATGCAAATGCGCCTATCAGAAAGATTATAGGATTGGCGAATAGCTTTAATATCCTCATTATATTTTTCTGGATCTTCTACATCGACATCAATAGTTTTAATTTCTATTTTACTAGATTTAAATAATTCATGCTCATTCGCCGCTTGAATAAACTGAGTGCCGCCCATAAAGTCGGCAACAATCATTTCAACATTAAAGTGAGTTAGTATATAATGAAAATAAACAATATGATCTTTTAAAGCGCCGCCAGCAATAGCATAAGGATGAGTGACGACTCCTTTTTCATTGTCCTTATCAAGATTAATTAACTGCATACCAAAATAGTCAGAAGCCTCTGAGCTACTCCAACTAGGATCGAGTGAAAGCACAAACGATTCACCCTTTCTGCCATTAACTTGAACACATGGCCCTTGCCCATCTTCGTATGTGCATGATTTCATTTTTGAAATCTTAAAGAATCCAGAAGAATCACCAACAAATACAGAACCAAACTCTCTAGCCATCTGAGATTCTGACATTTCAGATTTTGCCTTTTCCAATAAAGCTGGATCGTACAATTCTTTCGGAAGTGATTCGTATGACATATGAAATACAGAATAATGCGCGCTCTTATTTTTGCCGCTCTGAATAAAGTCAACATATTGAGAATACATTGCGTATAAATGCTCAAATTGATAACTGGCCGAAGACAATCCAATGATTTTATTATTCGGCCAAACCTTTCTATCCTCTTCTTTCATTGAACCTTCTGCGATAAGAATATCTTCTGCCTCTCTAATATTCTTTCTCTCCGTTGGATTCGTTACAACAGCAAGGAATGGAACAATAATTTCATTAACAATTCTTGACGGCATCAAAAGAAGCTCGTCCATAACCATAACTTGGAAACGAAAGCCGCGCAGCTTTTCGCCTTGACCTAATGGAAGCGCCGTTACTCTGCTGCTACCAAATTCGATATTCCACTCATCATTTTGAAGAGAAACCCTAGTCATTGAATCATTAAGGAATTTAGCTTTTGGAGTTTTAGCTATATCCATGATTTTTTTCATAATCATTTTTGACTGACGAAAGCTTGCTGAAATAACTCCAATATGCACCCCTTGATTCAGGCAAGCATATAACGCCAAAAAGACCGCCGTGGAAAAGGATTTAGATCCACCGCGAGATAATATAGCCATGAAGTAGTCGCTCTTTATCATCGCCTTAATCATCATTGATTGGAATGGTAGTAGCTCAATACCCATGAGCATATCGACAGCAAACTGAGTATTTTCTTTAAAGAAATCATAGAGCCAAAGCTGAGCGTCTTTCTCTTCAAGAAATCCTTCTGCCTTAGCTAAACGTTCGTTTACGTTTTCTTTATTAAGTGAGCGTTGCGCCCCTGCTTCCCACATTTAATTAGAATCCCTCCATAGTTTATGATTGATGATATTAGATATTGTTGATTGGTTCACATTATAAATCGCCGCCAAAGACGCTTGGCTTTCTCCAAGATTGTATTTTTCGCGAACGACCCGAACATCATCCTTGGTTAATTTTGAATTTCCATGTTTTTCGCCGCATATAAGCGAGTTTTTCTTTCCGAAAAGAGGATTGAGAGCGCCCTTTTGTGGGCCTTTAATCATGTGAGAAGAAACATCCTCAAAGATACCCATTTTAATAGATGCCTTATACGCACCTTCTTCAAGTCTCGCCCAATCAGACTGTTTTTTGAATTTTAATGATGACTTTCTAATTTCACTTTCAGTCCATTTTCTTATAGAGCCTCCCAATGCCCCTAAATTAGATTCGTCATTCAATAAACTCCACTTATTGAGCTTATAAAATTCGGCCCAAAAACGCTCCTTTTCTTGTGTCTCATGCGGATAAATGGTTTTATGCTCCAAAATTTTAAACTTGAAGGAAATATTTCTCGACAACTTATTAAATACTGGCCCGTCCATCATATGGCGACTAAATCTTTGAGCAATATCTACTGTTAACCCAATATAACATGAGTTGTCGTCAAACTCAAAGACATAAATTATTCCGCCAGATACATATCCACTGCGTAATTTTTCCATATGCTCTCTGCATTCGTTTAAGAAATTTAATTTTCGCGCAGCTTCATAAGCGCCGCTACACTCCTTCCTCCATAAACTATTATACTTAAACTCCCTAGCGCTTTTTAGGATATTTTCCTTTGTCCAGTGATTTTTGGGTTTTTTATTTTTCATTGTTAAAAATCAGTATTTGTTAGTTGTTTAAGCCAGTAGTTAATATCAACATTCCAGCACTTTTTGCCCAAGCACAATAACTTAGGAATAATTATTTGACTTTGTTCGCGCCCACCCGAAAAAACAAATTGGACACTTCCACGAAAATCCGCTTGAATTTTTCGCATCTGATGAGATATGTAGGAGAACTTATGTTTATGGTAAGAATCAACTTCTTCAACGCCTTCAAGTGGAGCCTCCACAACCACCCATAAAAAACAATCTTGTTTTTTGCATCTCTGAATTTCTCGGCAAAAACGTTCGTAATTATCGCCAGTTAAGGTACTCGCCCAATCATCAAGGGATTTTCTATCAACAAAAGTATTGCAGAAATCTTCTCCACTAACAGAATAATCTCCTGTATCAAGTTTTAAACATTCGCTATTCTTAAATTGAAGTGGATTTTGTTCGCGAGAATCAATAAATATTTTTTTACGCGAGAAATCATTTTTCCATTCATCGGGTAGTTTACCCGTAAACGCGGGATCAACGCCACAAGACTTTGTTGCTGCCGAATATGATCCAAAGCACTTTTTATATTCAGAAATTGGGGGTAAGCGTGCAAAATACAATTCAACTTCAGATGGGGCTACGGCAAGTGATTTTGTATTTACTCTTTTTTCCAACATATCAAGAATGATGGGAGCTTTCCTATCAATTGGCGTTGTTTCCAACCATAAAAGTAAATTTTGCCGCTTCGTAAAATAAGTTGAAAAATACTCTTCCTTATCCTTGAATCCAATTTGCACCCCAGTAAACAAATCACGCCTTGGAAAATGCTTACAGTAATACTCAGGAACACTAATTTTGTGAGCCTTAAAATGAGCGTGTAAACTTCGCTCTGACGAAAAACTTTCGCCGCACTCTAAGCATTCAAATGACATCTTCTTTATCAACTCCCATAATTCTGCACCTTAGCTCATCCATGGATTCAAGTCGATTAGCCTCATGAGAAATTGCGGCCCTTTGAAGCTCAGCAAGTCTAAGCATGTTTTTACGTTCAACTTCCTCTTGAGCCAATTGCACAACGGCGATAAAAGAAGTGTCGCTCTTACCTTGGTTCTTTAGCCTCTCACCACGATCACCCTGTAATTTTTTAGTTGTGTCCGCAATTCTCTTAGTGACTTGATTTTTTTCATCGACACAAGCTTTTAAATTTTCAGAAAATCTCTGATTTAATTCACTAGCCTCTTCAATGTCCATGAACATTTGGTTCATTTTATTAATCTTGCCCTCAAGAACCTCTAGAGAGATTCCATCGCGAACAATTTGCATGTAAAGATTTAATTCGTCTGGTGTTAAATCAGGCTTCTCAAAAGTTAACCTCACAAATTCATCAACAAACAAGTCGCGATCTTTTTTTGACTCGTATGCGTTCAGAATTCGTTTTAATTTAGAGTTGTCTAAATTTACTCGCAATTTATCAAAATAAGCTTTATACTTTCCTGAAATTTTATCCGCCTGAATAATTGTTCCAAGCGCGCCGTTAACAATGTTCACTAGTCTAGCCAACTCTCTAGGCGCTTGATAAACACCCAACGCAACTTCGTCCTCCTCATTTATAGAAGTGATGCCAGCGACCTCACAATACGCCTGAACGCGTCTCCATTCAGCCGATAGGCGTTTGATATTATCATCCTTGTAAATAATTCGCGCTACGTTGATAATGTTTTCACCGTTCTGAATTGCAGAAATGATATACTGCTTATCATCATCAGTTAATTCACGCACTGGTTCCCGTTTTTGAAACTTCGTCGTTTTATAATTTAATTTTTGATCAACAAGCAGTGCCGCTACAAGTTTTCCCTGCCAAGAGCGGCCATCTAAATTTTTATTACCGAAAGCACTTTGCGTTAGGTACTCAATATTCGGATGTTCCTTGAACTCTTCAAGGATTTGTTTTTTTTGCTCAGGTGATAGTTCTTGTTTTGCCATATTATCGCCACATTTCAGGAATATCTGATTCTCTAAGAATTACTTTTACTTTATTAAAAAGCGTTAATTTAAATTCAGTCATTTGCTTCGCAACACTATTGAGAGGTTTTGGTTTAAAACCTAAATACAAGGCGACTTCCTTATCATCTTTATGCTCAAAGTTCAGCATGAAATAAGCCGTCATAGTTTTGCTGTCTAAATATTTAATAAGTTCCTCAGACAGTTTTTGTATCGCGAAGTCGTAATTAACTTCGTCGCTTGGCATATTATTCACTTCCGCCGCATGATTTTCTAATTCAAGAGGCATCTTAATATCGTAACCATTTTTTTTAGACTCTACCCATTTTGCATAAAGGGGACATTCAGAACACTGTTCGTGATTTTTAGTAACAGCACAATGATTTCCTTCTAAATTGTGAGGGCATTTAATGCATGGACGCGCATAATTCGTATAGTGGTTACGTAACTTATTACGAATTTGATTGTGGCAAACTTGAGCGACCCATCCGCCTAATGGTCTAGTTTGGTCATACAAATGCCACTTTTTCCAAATATGAGTAATAACTTCTGCCGAGACATCTTCGTAATCCATCCAATGAAGAATGTCTAGTCGCCATTTTGTATGATATTTTTTAACAACATCAATAATTTCTTGATAATTCTCTTCGAAGGTGGACGGCATTATTATAACGTGAGTAGGTTTTTATTGTTAAAAACAGCATTCATAGCAGCGCAATCACCTGCGTGGCTTAATGAAAGATGTTGGCGTAAAACCTTTTTCTCCAAAAGTAAAAGAACTGAATCCAAAAGAATCTTCCATTTCAATTTTAGCCTTCAATGAGGAAATATTTGGCAACTCAAAAACATCAGAGCCATCCTCATCATCTTCATCAATATCAGAGGCTCTAGCGGTCTTTTGTTTTGATAAATTTTTTCCAGCCATAAAAATATCTAATGAATTTCCACAGGAAGAGCAAAATTTAGCAGCAATCGACGTAGCTTTTGTGCCGCATTCGGGGCAGAATTTAGGTGTCATATACAATAATAAGCGTTTTTCATAAAACGCCTAGAATTAGTTACACTTAAACAGATACTACTGTTCCGACGTAAGATAGAACTTGTCCTTTGTCGTCTACGATTGGACATGCAGAAATTTTTAATTTTATAACTTGATGATTAACATTAATAAATTCCACTTCGTCTTCAAACTCGCATCCATCTTGAAAAGCCGTCTGCCACACTTCGTTGTAGCGCCGTAACTCTTCTGTTTTGATAAACTTTTTCCAACCTAAGCCAAGAAGTTCGCTTGTTCCGCATCCTAAATATCTAGCGAAGGTTCGATTAACCCATTTATTACTGCCAGAATCGCTGCATCTGAAGTATCCATTCTCAGAATCCAATAGCAAAGCATTTTGCGCATATTCCTGCTCTATAATGCGATTTTCAATGCGCCGAATAGCGTCTAATGTTGAAGAGCCTCCATTGTAAGTTAATTCTTTTTTAATGAATTTAGTTAGGTCATTTAAAGTTTTCTCCACGGCGTCCATGCGTCCGCGAGCCGCGATAGCTTCCTCATTTAATCGGAACGGCATTTTGAAAAGAGCTATTAGCCAATGAAATGGTTTCCATAGGAGTTTAATAACTCTTGTGCTAAATTCTATGACATCCTTATATTTAAAAATAAGAAGAAAAAATCCGCCAATTCCAGAAATAATTTCTACAAAATGCTGTGCTATCGTCTGCTGGTCCATATAGATATGTTACAACCAAACGACAAACAAAACAATTGATTATGGAAATTATAAACTTTATTTGATAACGCCAAGTTTCTCAAGAACAAACCTGACAAATCCGCTTCTCACGATGTCGGTTTTTTCATGGAGTTCATAACAGAATACTCCATTGTTCCTAGATTCTTCGTCATTAAAAATATCAAATAATTTACGGAAACCAGCTTTCGAGCCAATATCATTTTGATTGTGGGAATCCCCAACTAAAAATATCTTTGTAAATTCGCCGCATCGCGTCAATAAAAGCGTCAAATCATCAGCGCTCATAGATGATGCCTCATCAACAATGAGAGCCTTGCAATTCCAAGATTTACCACGGCAAAAGCCGAGAGGAATAGCATCAACCCTTACTTCATTCTTAAGTAATTCAATTTCACTAGGGGGCAGAAGTTCATCCAGCTTATCATATACAATAGATGCATACGGGGACATTTTTTCCGAAAGTTCGCCCTTGAGGAAGCCAAGCTTTCCAGTTGTCGAGCTTTCTACTGGATTACGAATATAAATAATTTGATCGACTTTGCCCTGACTAAGCAATTTCAAAGATGCGAGAACCGCCAAAAAAGTTTTGCCCGATCCATAAATTCCATCAATCCAAACTCCTTTTGTATTTTTATCCAAAGAGGTTTTGAGAATAGCAATTTGTTTCTCTGTTAAATCATCCCTCTCTCTAATGTGTAGGTCGTATGAGATTTTTTCCCGTTGAAAAACCTTTAGAGATTTGTCAGCGGCCTTTTTTTTGGGCGTAGGGGATTTAGCCATGTTGTATTATAATAAACAGAAAAATTTAAAAACTTTAATAAATATTCTCTAAAATTTGAACTGAGCCGTCAATTGTTTTGGAGATTTGTGCCGACAGATTCTGGGATGACACTTTGCCAGTAATATCGAATCGAATTCGGTAATCATTAGCTGCGTTAAATGTTGGGTCCATTAATTTACCAAACTCCGCGAGCTTTAAATTTAAAATGGCGCTTTTACCAGAGAAGTCAATGATTTTGCCAACGTTTTCTCCATTGATTGACGTTTGCCTAGTAACATTATTCAGAAGAACAGTTCTTGGGTATACTGAGCCAACTTCATAAATTGGAACTCTAGAGCAGTTTGTCTGGATAGAAATCTCTGTTTTGCTTTCTGGCAGGGAAACTGATTGCCCAGTCACGGATGAGGCCAAAGCGTGGAGAGCGGAAAAAGATGTGCCAGTAGATGAATTAAGAGTAAAGCTGCCCCCATTGACAAGCCCAGTATAAGAAACATTTTCAACACCGCTTTCGTTGTAGCAAGAAAAATTTGCATTTGCTCTTATTGGTTGATTTGGGTTAATGGACAGAGTTAATGAGTCAAGGTAGCATTGCCGAAAAAGAAAATTACCAAACCTGATAGAACAAGAAGAATCGCCCGTTAAATTAAAAATCCCAGTTGATGCGGCGGAAATTCCATTCAAAGTATTCGGCCCCACTAGTGGAATATACGAAAATGCCAATTTAGTAGCTTTTGCCGCATTAACATGAAAGTCATCAGATATAGCATCTTTACCAATATACTTTGCTGGCTCCAAAGAGGCATCGAAAGTTAATTCACAATTACTAGCCGCAATTAAATTACTCAGGGAAACGCCAGTTTCTGGAACCCCATCATTTGGAGAAACAAAAAGAGGAGAGTCTGTGTATGAAATAAATTTCGCCATAATAATCCTTGACCGAAAGAATAAACCTTCTATATTGAATTACACAGCTATGGAC